CGGACACAATTGATGGCGATGCGATAGAGATACGGCTTCAACGGCGCGCCGGGCTTGTACTGCGTCCGGGCGCGATGTGGACCGGCCTCGCCGTCATCTTCACCGCCATGGGAACGCTCATCGCACTTCTCAATGTCATTACACGGTAGCCTCGAGACCCACCCTCCTCGGCTACCCGACCCGGGTCACCGCCACCGGCATCGCGGTGACCCGGTGTCGTTCTAGCAGGCAGACACACCGTAAAGAATCTTGAGACAATAGTTGTACATCACTCAACGGTCGTGGTATAGTTGTCTCAACGGCACCACCGACCAAGGAGGAAGAGGAAAATGATCGACGAGACCACCACCGCCCCGGAGACCACTCCGGCGACCGTGATCGACCCCGCGACCGAGGCAGCTCTGGACGGCATCCGCACCAAGCTGGGCCTGTCCCGCAAGGACGTCTCGGACCTCACCGGCCTGACCCAGGCCGTCATCTACCGGCTGGGCAAGCTGGCCGAGAAGGACGTCACCGTGAGCGACGCCACGTCGTGGACTCTCGTGGAGGCTGCCCTGCGGAAGTACGAGCTGGAGAACCCGGCCGGCAAGCCGAAGGCCGCGCCGAAGGCGCCCAAGGCCCCGAAGACGACGGGCGTGGCGAAGACCGAGATCTCGGCCGACGTGCAGGCAGCTCTCGCCCTCGCGCAGTCCGCGTACGTCGCGGCGAAGGCGAAGAAGTACAGCACCGCGGAGCTGACGAAGGTCGTCGACGCGCTGCTCGCGCTGGTGGAGAAGTACAAGAGCGAGTAAGGCACGGGTAGCGCGAACGGCATGCACCCGGGTTCGAGCCCCGGGCGCGCACGCAAGGTGAGGTACGAGCGAGGAGGATGAGTGACGCTTTCACAGGAACTGAAGGACCTGCAGCTCGAGCGAGTCGATGACGATGACATCGAGGCCACGCTCTACGACGTGGTCACCGACGACGACATCAACGCGATCATGATGATGTTCGTCAATCGGCTGCTCGGCATCGCGGGGCAGCACCGGGACCTCGCGGCGAACGCACCGCACACCGCGGTGCGAGCGATCGGCGAGTGTCTCGCGGCGGCCTTCGAGGAGGCCGCGAAGGACATCAAGAACGAGCGCATCACCGCGCTCACCAGCGAGCGGAACGTCGAGCTACACACGATCGAGGAGGATGTGCGATGAGCACGATGTACGACGAGAAGAAGCTCTTCACCACCGCGAGGCTGCCGTGGATGAAGCTGGGCGAGGTCCTCGAGGACGCCGTCACCGCCGAGGAGGCGGCGGCCCGGACGGGGATGAACTTCGACGTGCAGCTGCTGCCCGTCGAGTACACCCACAACGGGAGGCACATGACGTGGGACAAGCGGCAGATCTCGGTGCGGTCGGACAACGGCCACCCCCTGGGTGTCGTCTCCGCGAAGTACGAGCCTGTGCAGTACGCCCAAGCGTTCGCGTTCATGGACGCCATCAGCCCACGCTACGAGGCCGCGGGTCTACTCCAGGGAGGACGCCAAGGTTTCATGGTGGTCACCCTCCCGGACGTGTCGCCGCTGCAGGTGCTGGGCGGAGATGATGAGCACCGGCTCTACGTCACGCTGCGCACGTCGCACGACCGCAGCCGCGGCGTCGAGCTGACCGTCATGCCACTGCGCGGGCTGTGCATGAACATGCTCTCGCTGAAGACGTTCGGCAGCAAGGCAACGAATCGCTGGTCGTTCAAGCACACGACGAGCGTGCACGCGAAAATGAAGGAAGCCCAGGAGACTCTCGCTCGCACTGTCGAGTACCGCGACGAGTTCCAGCGCATCGTCGAGCGACTGCACGACGTCGACGTCGCGGCCGATTGGGCATACGAGATGCTCGTCACGCACGTGCTGCCGAAGACCGCGAAGAAGAACGAGGAGGTCGCGGACCACATCATTCACATGTGGCAGACGGACGAGACGATCGGTGCGATCGGCCGCGACAACGGCTGGGGCGTCGTCAACGCGGTCTCCTCGTACTACCAGCACGAGCGCGTGGGCGGCACGCCCGAGTCACGGTTCCTCGGAGCCCTTCAGGGAACGACGTACAAGGCTGTGAACACGATGGCAACGCTGGTGCTGACTCGCGGCTGACGTGCACACAGAGACCCGGATCCCGATGAGGATCCGGGTCTCTGCCTGTTTACAGATCGCATCCAGTCTGGTAGAGTTAATCTCATAGGCACCACCGACCAAGGAGGAAGAGATGGACCAGGACCGCGCGAACAAGATCAAGGCCCTCCTCGTGAAGGGGAACGACCCCGCGGCGACTGAGGCCGAGCGCGAGCTCTACCAGGACAAGGCCGCCGACCTGATGGCGAAGTGGCAGATCGACGAGGCGATGCTCGCGCACGACCAGCGCGTCGTCACCGACACGATCGTCAAGAGGCCCGTCAAGCTCGACGCACCGAAGATCTACCTCGACGAGTTCGTGCACGTGGGTGGCTCCGTCGCCGCGGGTTTCGGACTCACCCCGCTTCGCATCATGGACTACGTGAAGGGTCCGGACGGTCACTACGTCGTTCGCGGCGGTAAGATCGTCGGCACCCCCCGCGTGCTGCTGATCGGCTTCACCGCCGACCTGGACGTCATCGAGCAGGTCATCCAGCTCGTGCACACCCAGCTGATGACCGCGTGGAACGCGTACGGCGCGAGCCTCCCGCGGTACTACTCGGCGAGTCAGAAGTACAACATGAAGCGCTCGTTCCTCATGGGTTTCTCGTCACGCATCGAGGAGCGCATCCGTGACTCGCGTAAGCGGACGATCGCGGAGATCACCGAGACACACGGCACCGGCACCGAGCTCGTCCTCTTGGACCGCGAGGCTCAGGTCACCCTGTGGATCAACGAGAACCTGAAGCTGGGTGTCACCAAGGCGAAGCGTTACGTCAGTAGTGGGATGCACGAGGGTATGAACGCCGCCAACAACACCGACATCGGGCAGACGCGGGTGGGAGCCGCTCGCCGTGCCCTCGGTAACTGACGCACTCGCGCTGCCACGCCGGGAAGACCTGGTGTGGCAGCGCGGTGCGCGCTGTAAGGGACAAGACCCAGCACTCTTCGTGCCCGACCTGGGCGAGGTGGATGAGGACACATACTACGTGCCCGTGCCGCGCGACGTGCAGGTCTTGTGCGCGCTGTGTCCCGTGCAGGACGAGTGTCTCAGCTGGGCGATGAACAACGACGCGTATGGGTTCTGGGCCGGCACGTCGCGCTACGAGCGACTCGCGATGCGTGTTCGTCGCCACCGCGCACGCTGCCCGGGGTGCCGGTCCGACGTGGTAGCCACCCTGGGCCGGACGGAGACGTGTCTCGCATGCGGTATCTCGTGGCCGGCACCGTAGAAGATCGACAGCATCTGGGGAGGACCGTCAGGTCCTCCCCAATGCATTTTCTAACCTAGTCCGTACCAACCTACCACGGACGGCCGTTCGTGCCGTCAGGACGATCTGAGTAGGGCTGACCTCGATCGACGTTCCGTAGTGTAGGCCTGCTGCCACGCGGCGGCCCACTCCTCACCCCGCTGCTCGTACGTCCACCTCGCGGCAGCCACGCGACCCGCGGCACTCAGCTCCGCGCGAATCTCGGGATGCTCCAGCAGTCGTCGCATCGCCTTCAGCCACGCGGCCGGCTTGTCCGGCACAAGTCGTCCCGCGCCGTGCGCGTGTAGCGCGCGGTACGCGTAGCGCGGTGACGCGAGAAACGGCACTCCCACCGCCGCCTGCTCGAGACCCTTGAGCCACGACTTTGCCTCGTTGAACTGCGTGGGTGCGAGTGGTACCAGTCCCACACCGATCTTCGTGAGTTCACGCGGCCAGTCCTCGATCGGCACGGCGCCCGGTGAGATCGGTGGGTGGGGCAAGTTCAGTACCTCCTGCATGCCGCGCGGGTCCGCGACGACCATGAAGTCGTAACCCTCTCGCACGAGCGTCGCGACGCTGTGACCCAGCCGCGGCACGTCATCCGGGTGGGAGTGAAGCGAGCCGCCGTAGCCCAGTCTCTCACTGTCGACGTGCTCCACGGTGAGGTACCACTCGGGCACGCAGTTGGGCAGCACCGCGACACGCTGATGCGGCGCGTAACGCACCGCGAGAGATGGTGTCGTCACCGTCACCAGCGTCGCGTCGCTACACGCCTTCCGCGCGTTGTGCCACGAGTGTTCCCAGAGGGTGTCGCGCCGGTCGCTCTTCGGCTTGAAGTACTGCCACGCTGGGTTGGACGGGTGAATCCGCTCCAGGTCATCGTCCATGTCGACGACGACGGCGATGCCCTTTGACCGGATCTTCGCGACGGCCTGCGCGAGGTAGCTGTGTGTGACTCGCTGCATGACGATGACGTCCGCGTCATTCGGCACCTTAACGTCGAGTAGTTCGTCATCGTGCATTATCGCCTGCAGGTGCCGTGAGCGATCGTCTGGCATGATGATCTCGACCTCCACGCCGTTCACACCATTCGCGGCGCGACCCGGCCAGATCATCCGGTAGTACCCGCAGCCGAACGCGTCTGCGGGGAAGACGTAGACCTTCACAGCCAGTACCTCTTCCCGGGACAGAGACCGATCAGTCGTATGAACCAGTGCGCCGGTGAGATCCTAAGACGTAGACACGACGGGCAGACGACGCTCTCGAGCCAGCTCACCAGCGATCACCCAGACCCGATGTGTTCCCTGGAACGCCGGGTCGCCCCTCACCCCAGTGATACCAGTTCCACGTCTTGACCGGCACGTGCACGAAGATCGCACCCGAGTCGAGGAGCGCCAGGTAGAAGCCCCAGTCTTCGTAGTGACCGGTCGGAGGCGGCGCGAACCCGCCGGCGGCACACGCGGCCTCGGTCCGTACCAGACTGGTGACCGGGATGTACGAGTGGTCTCGGAGGATCGTGGCGTCGAACGGCTGGCCGAAACGCTGCCACGGATCGTGTCCACCGATGACATCGTAACCCGGGTAAAAGACCTCACCCGGCGTCGACATCGCCGCGGACATCAGCACCTCGAGGTGATTGGGCAGTAACTCGTCATCATCATCAAGGAACGCGGTCCACTCCGTCTCCACCATGAAAAGTCCGCGGTTGCGCGTGGCCATCGCACCGTGATGCTCACTGTCCAGACACACGATGATCGCGTCGGGTTGAAGCCGCTGCCGCGCCACCGATCGCATCGCACGCGCGTACTCGTGCTCGCGTGTCGGGATGTGGGGCATGACGACGGTCACACCCGGTCGCCAAGATCGTTCCATCTCACCACCTCGTCGGAAGGCCGGACGTGTTGCCCGAGTCGTGATGCCAGTACCACGTCTTCTCGACGAGGTGTTGGATGTTCGCACCCAGCTCGAGGCATCCCATCGTGAAGCGTCGATCCTCACCGGGCCAGTCGACGTTAGCCTCGCGGTGTGGCCGGAAGCCCACCTGCCGCGCGATGCCCGTTCGCACCAGTGTCGTGATCGTCGTCTCGATCGGATTGGTCGGGTCGAACGGCTGCGTGAAGTGTGTGGGTGGAAACGGGTCGCGTCCGTGCGGGATCGTCTCGAACCACGAGTACACGAAGTCCGCACCCGTGTCGAGCGCGTGAGTCAGCAGTCGCTGCAGGTGAACCGGCATCATCTCATCATCGTCGTCGAGAAACGCCACCCACGGCGTCGCGACGCGCTCGAGTCCACGCTGCCGCGTCGACGCGGCGCCCTCACGCTCGTGATCGAAGATGACGATGATCTCGGTCGGCTGAAGCGTCTGGTCCGTCACCGATCGCAGCGCACGCGCCAGCAGTGGATGACGTGGCGGAATCGTCGGTATGACGACGGTGATCGCGTTCTCGTTCATGAGCACCACCAGAGCTGATACTCGTACCAGAAGGTGCTGAGTCGGTCGAAGTGCTCGACCTTCCAGCCCGCGTCCTCGAGAAGACCGCGCATGTCCTCGACGGTGAACGACCAGTAATGCTCGGGGTTGTCGATACTCGTCGCAGCCTCGTCGATCGGGGTGGTCAGTAGTAGCTGACCACCGATCCGCCGGAGGCCCGCCAGGAGGCTCTCCGGGTCCCGGACATGCTCAACCGTCTCGGTGCAGATGAGCAGGTGGAACGACGGTTCGCCACTCGGCCGTGCCAGCAGCTCCAACGTGTCCTCGATCGAGCCGTTCATCGTGGTGTAGGCGTTGGGTACGATGTCCGCGAGCTCGTACGTGTTGACCCAGCCCCACTCGATCAGCTGCCGCACGATGTACGCGTCACCGCACGAGAGATCTGCGACGGCGAGCTCCATCGGGAGACCCGCATCGGTGCGTGGCCACAGCTGACGCACCGTGCGTATGATCCACGCCATGCGATCTTTGTGATCAGCCCACCTGGTGTGATCGTAGGGTGTCGCGTAGATCTCCGCGAGCTCGGCGTCGGTCCAGAAGGGTCGCAGCTGTATCTTCACCGACCCAGCAGCTCCTTCCGGCGCTCGATGAGCCTCGTCGCGTCACCTGGGAGAGCGACGGCCTTCCACGCGTTGTACACACCCTCGTCGGCCGCGTACATCTCACCCGAGTTGGCCTCGCGATAAGTGTCGTCCCAGGGAACCTGCTGCGTCACGGGATGCGCGTGTCGGATGATGACGTCACTTCGGTAGTGTAGTGAGTTGATCGCGATGCCGAGGTCGCGCCACGCGTTGTCGATGTAGAGATGTGTGAGACCGACCGGCACCATGTATCCCAGTGTCCGCACGACGTGTGCACCCATGAGAACGGCGGTCGGGAGGTTGGCCCCCTGGATGAGATCATTGCCGTATGACACGGCGATGGGATCGCGCAGGATCGGCTCGAGCAGCGCGCGGTCCCAGTGGAACGTCTGGGGAATGTGATCATCACCCATGAATCCCACCGCCGACACGGTGTGATCCTGCACCACTCGCTGCACGACGTGATTGAGTGTCGGGCCCAGGCGACGTCGCTCATTTACGAGGAAGCCGAAGTCGTTCCCTGGATCGGCGGCGAAGGCCTTCTCGTACTCGGCCCGGTGCGAGTCATCTGTGTCGACGCAGAAGATCAGCTTCGTGGATGAGTATGTGCCCGTGGTGCGAAACGCCTCGAGCAGTCTCAACGCGTTCTGCGGTCGTCCGCGCGTCGGAACTACATAGACTATCATACGCAGATTCTACACCATCTGAAAGGGCACTTCTCCGTCATCGAGCAGGTACACACCGCGCAGTGGTTGGAGGCAGTGACCACACATCCCGCGTGGTACGAGATCCGCGTTCAGCGTCATGTCGTGCTCGTTACCCTCGGCCGGATGCTCGCAGCCCGGCGTGTCGCAGAACACACGCACCCGGACGACGGGCCACTCGATCCCCGATGTCTCCCAGTCGACGGGACGCGGAGGTGGGTCGGTCGACGCAAACGCCGCGCAGCTCGTCATGTGTCGTTGTGCCAGCTCCACAAACTCATCACGTGTCACTGCTTCACCTTGACCATCCAGGAGAGGGACGTCGACGTGGTATTGATGCGGTAGATCCAGACGGTGATGCCCGATGACGAGATCGCGCTGTACGAGAACATCAACACCTGCGTCTCGGGGACGCTGGTGTTAGCGGTTACCCAGCCGCAGACGGATCCCGTTCCGGTGAGTGTCGAGAACGAGATGACGGAGCTCGTCGGTGTGTTCGCGACCGGCACGATCGACACCGTGTCGAAGATCTCGTTGGACATCGACACGGGACCACCGAGGTGAATGGGCCCCTTCCCGTTGTTGTTGATGAAGAGATCCGATCCCGCCCCAGCGTTCCGTGCCTCGATCTCATTACCGTCGATCACCATGTTCTGCGTCGACACGTCACCGATCTGGATCGGGTTACCCGTGCTCGTGAGCGTGACGTCGACGTCGTTGCTCAGGAGAATCGCGGGCATCTGTCGCACGGTCCCGTTGTCGAGCGCACCGATGATGTAGTAACCGACCGGCGGCACAAAGATGACCACGTAGTGCACGTTCGGGTAGATCGGCCCGACGAGCGTCATCACGCGAATCACGGTGTCCGCGGTGTCCCCGTCGAGCACGACCGACACGTGATTACCCGTCTCCTGGATGTCGTTCGACGCCGAGAGACAGAGATGAAGCTCCCAGAGAATCTTACGTCGCTTCAGGTAAGCGACGAGTTCCTCGACGGTCGTCTGCGCGGTGTTCGCGTGTGGGTCACTCGTGCTCGACGTGGGGACGGGTGCGGATGTGGATGCAATGGTCCCACTCATGACGTGTACACCCTCCGCAGAGTGTGTGACATCTTACCACCCGCCGTGAGCTCCAGCGACCACGCGAGCTCGAGCCACGCGAATCCCTGCCACCAGATCACGTTGTGACTGTCGTGACGTGGGTCGGGGAACGTGGTCAGTGTCGTGCGGTTGTAGATCGTAGACTGCAGGCCCAGGGTACGTGCCACCGCGTTCGCCTGGTTGGGTGCGTCGAGCTGCAGCTGCGCGATCTGAGGTATGACGAAGCCGCGGTTCTCCTTCGAGTAGGGCGCGCTGGCCGGCACGTCGTACGTACCGACGATCGGCTGCGGGTTGCTCGACGTCTGGTCATTGATCGAGCTCTGCCCATTCGACACCACGATGTAGCGATTCGGTGCGGCGATGACGTCGCTCGTCTCGGTGATGGTGTCCGCGATAACGTGTGGGTAGCGGTCCCAGTTGAAATCTGGGATCTTTATCGCGGGATCGAACGTGCGCACCATGTGAAGAAGCTCGTCGTTCCCGATCCAGGGAGCGAAGAAGTCACCGAACGTCGCCAAGTCCGTGAGCACCTGCATGCCCGTCGTGCCGAAACCCCACGTCGCCGACGTCGTGTAGGGTGACGAGTCGAACACATACGAGATCGTTGGGTAGTTCGTCATCACACCGATCGCGAGTCGGTTCGCCGCGGGTGCGGGTATGTTGGTCGCGTTGACGTTGAAGATCAGCGCGCTGTACTGCGGTGTCGGGAAGCTCGTGCTGAGCGGCTGATCCATGATGAACTCTTCGTCCATCAGTGTGAACGCGCCATAGACCCCGGACGAGAAGCGTGTGTTCGTCTGATCCGTGAACACGTACTTACCCAGGGGGAACGTCGAGCCGTCACCCAGCTTCATCACGATTCGAACACGCTGCGACAGTGGATCGATGAACGCGACGTCGGCCGGTACGAACGTCACCTGCAGCTGACGCTTAACGGTGCGAGTGACGTCGTGTGAGAGCGCCGGTGTGAATGACGCGGACGGATGAAGTTCACGGATCACCCGACCGGTGGAGTCGATCAGGTAGTACTGGAAGGTCATGTTCTGCTGGGCCCAGCCGGGCTGCAGGTCGAACACCGAGCCGCTGTCCGTGGTGAGTAGCCCGGACATACCGCCGACGCGCTGCAGTGGGTTGGTCACGTTACACTCGTCACGACGTAGGGTGTGCCTGTGATCTCGGTGACCGTGATCTGCGCGATCTGCAGCGTGCGGTTCCGCTGGATGGTGCCGGCAGGCACCTGCACGTTTGCGTACCAGCGGTCACCGATGTCGTTGCGCACGCAGACGTAGGGCAGCTGAGCCCAACCCAGGTCACGCAGGTTTCGGAACGCCCCCTGGACGACCGGCGCCGCGACGGCCGCCTGCTGGATCAGGAGACTGGTGACGAACTGCTCACCGCCGCGCTCGAGTGGCATGAACGCGTTCATGTAGTCCTTGTCGAACAGCCACTCCAACTTCACACGCTCGGTCTCGAGGAACGTCAGCGCGGTGGTCGCGGGATCCGATAGTGCCTCCACGTACGCGAGGTTACGCACTCCTGACTGCGCGTAGTTCGAGCTAAAGAGCAGCACGCCGTTGTCGACACTCGCACCTGTGACACCGCTCGCCGTGATCGTGCCGGTGACGGTGCTCGACCAGGGACCGGCGAACGCGAGTGTGTTACACACACGGAGCCGGTAAGATGTGGCGATGCCGACGCGTGCCTCGTAGTCACTAAAGCCCGTGACCGCCTGGCTCGCGACCTGCAAGATCGTTTCCCAGACGTTCCCCACCGTGTCCATGCGCTGCAGCTCGTAGTACCCAAAGCCCGAACCCGTCACCGGTGACGTCGTCCAGGTGAGCCGGTTGTAACGCATACCCGTGGGTACGGCCAGGGGATTTGCACACACGACACCCACACCCGTGAGTGACTGCGTGAGTGTGTTGAGTGTTAGGCCCGTGGGTGCCGCGGGTGACTGCGAGAGCAAGAACACCGCGTCGGAGTCGGGATCTGACGCGGTGCCCGACACGGTCGGAGACATCCACGTCAGCGCGTCGGTCGCGCCGATGGGTTGCAGGTACGTCGCGTTGCCGAGCCGCTGCGCCGCCGGCACGGTGGTGAGGAAGTTGGCATTCGCACCGCTCGACACCATACCCGTGCCCGACAGGGCGGGTGCGGTGACGCCGAGGACCTCCCAGCGATTGGGCGCGAGCTCACCCGTGGCGAACCAGTCCACGGACATGTTCGCACCCGTACCCGTGGGCACCACGGCCGCGCTCAGTGGAAGCGTTACCTCGGCCCAGCCGTCGATGATCTCAGGTAGCGCGTCGAACGTCGAGGGTGCGATCGACGCGGTGGGCGCCCCACCGATGCCGTTGAAGCGCACGCTGAGTGGGACGGTCGTCGCGCCAAAGCGTCGCGCGTAGAAGCGCACCTGGTCGTAGCTGGCACCGATCTGCGAGTTGCTTCCGTCGATCAGCTGCCGCGTGGTGAGTGATCCCCACACCTGCGCGTGAATGCGTCGACCGTATACGTGAGACTCGGAGATGACCGCACCCGTCGAGTCGTGCAGTGAAATCTGCGGCATCACGGGCCAGTTCTGCACCGAGAACGTCTGACCCAGCGCGTCCCACACCGGGAACGGCTTCGTGATCGATCGACCGTTGTGTGATGTGATGTCGTAGAGCGGTCGCACTCCGTTGAGCGCCGGGAAGTCACGGCCGACCGCGGTGGATGAATACACGTTGGGTGGCGCGGAGATGGTCACCGTGTACTTACCGGGTTGCAGCACCGGTCCCGTCGTCAGGTTAATCGGGTCATACATCTGCGCGACGTTCGCACCGAGGTTGTACTCACCCGTGGTGAAGCCGAGCCCACCCGTCGCGACTCGCGTCTCCTCACAGAAGATGACCTCCATCGCCATGAAATACAGCGAGTAGTTGCCACTCGCGGCACTCGCACCGGTGAAGCCCGAGCTGTGCGTGAACGCCAGTGCCAATGCGTTCTTCACACCGTCGTAGTTCAGTAGCGTGTTCATCGTCCAGGGAACGTACTGCGCCTGCTGACTCTTCGACGCGTTGAACGTCGGGATGGTCCAGTAGTTCTGAACCTCACCGTGACCGATTCGCTGGATCTCCGTGTCGGACTGCCCAACGGTGAAGCGTGGTCCACCCGAGCTCACGACGGTGCTGAGGCCGAACGTCCCGCTGAACCCGGCGAACGTGTCGACGAGCATCTGCTCCAGGTTCGCGAACGCGTCCGCGTCGGTGCCGCCGACGTTGTTGAGTCGGTAGAGGAAGTTCACCGCGAGAAGTCGCTTACCGTTGAGCAGCTGCGCGTATGATGCGATGTCGAACTCGAACATCATACGCTGCACCGCCGCGCCCGTGGTTGGCGTGATCAGCATGAACTCGACCTGGCCCGGCCCCTGCGGGTTGGCGAGTGCCTGACGCACCTGCGTCACCGTGGGCATGGTGCCGGGCCAGAGCACCTGCGTGCCGTCGGGCACCCCAACGAAGAGCTGGTAGGCCGCCGAGCCCGAGACGAATCCTACGTTGGACACGGGAATCACAACGCGACGAATCGGACCGGTGTTCGCCTCCTGCCCGTACGGGTAGACGTTCACCTGAGCGACGTTGACACTGAAGTTCGCACTGAGGCCAGTGGGATCCTCGGTAACCTCGGGAATGTGAGTGTAGAAGCGCGCGTCCGCGAGAGTGCGAGGAGCCGCCACGGTCATCGTGTAGCCGTACTCCACGGTGTTCTGATCGGGAGTAAGCTGCACGTTCTCGTCGTGGATGCCCGCCCACTCGTTACCGAGAATAGCGGGTGCGTCGGGGTTGTAGTTTCCCATCACATTCCTCTGATCGCGGTGCGAATGTTACGCTGTGCGAGTGCGTTGGCGATTCCCTGTCCGACCGCGGTTCCCGTGCGCTGCGCCTCGGCGTGCGTTGGTATCACACCGTTGAACGATACTACAATGCTTCCCGGACCGAATAGCGGGTTGGCGCCACTCGCACCGCCACCGTTGGCCGCTCCGGCACCCACCGTGGCGAAGCCCGACGCCGGCGGAAGCATCGCGTTGTTCACCGACTGCTTCGCGACGTCGGCGGTGTTATCCACACCCATCGCGTAACCCATGATGGTCTGGTGGCCGATGATCGCGAACTCCTTCGACGGAGATCCGATACCCAGCGCGTCCTCCATGCCGTGTACCAGGCTCTTACCGAAGTTGACGATCGCGTCCCACGCGTGCTTAGCCCAGCTCTCGATGCCCTTGATGAGACCCTTGACCGCGTCGACACCCGCGTTCCACAGCCACTTACCCGCGTCCTTCACCGCGTTGAGGATCGAGTCCTTCAGGTGACTCAGGATACCCGGGATCTTACCGGGCAGCTCCTCGAAGAACTTGATGGTCCTCTTCACGCCCGTCTCGAAGGCGTGAACGATGCCGTCCCAAATCTTCTTCGCCAGGGAGAGGAGCTTACCCGGTAGCTCCTCGAAGAACTTCACCGCGGCGTCGATACCCTTGGTGAAGATGTTAACGATGCCGTCCCACATCTTCGTGAACAGCGTCCACAGCTGCCCAGGGAGATGTATGATCTCCTTGATGATGAGACCGATGCCGTAGCCGATGCCGTACGCGAGTGCGTGCATTGCCTTCGACGCGAGGTCGCCCAGCATCGAGGGCAGGTTCTCGAGGAACGACAGGATCTTCCCGGGCAGGTTTTCGAAGAAGTTGACGACCGCGTTCCACGCGTCGGTGATCGCGTTCCAGATCGATGAACCGAGCTTACCCCAGTTGATCGACGTGAAGAAGTTGACGACCTTGTCCGCGAACCTGGCGATGAGACCAATCGCGTCGGCGAGACCCTTGATGATGGGTACGATGGCCTTCGCGACGAGCCATCCGGTGAACGCCGCCGCGATCTTGATGATCGGCGTGACGATCTTCAGGATGAGCTCGAGCAGCTGCGCGACGACCGGGATCAGCGGCTCAAGTGCCTGCAGGACCTGCAGGATCGGCGGCACGAGCGGCGTGAACGCGAGCACCAGCTGCACGATGAGTGGGATGAGTGGCTTGAACGCGTCCATGAACACCGTCATGAACTCGTTGATCACCGGCGTCAGCGCGACGAAGACGGGTGCGAGACCGTTCACCAGCTGCGCGATGAGCTGCGCCACCATGGGCAAGATCGGTGCGAGTGCCGTCGCGATACCCGCGATCGCGTTGGCTATCGGACCCAGTGCGGGTCCGAGAATGGTGAGTGCCTGACCGAGCGCGCTGAGCACCGGCGCGAGGATCTTCGCGAGACCCGCGACCAGTGGGCCCAGCAGCTGCATCAAACCAACGATGACCTTGCCGATAGACGGCGCGATGGTCGCGATCGCAGAGCCGAAGATCGGCGTAATCTGCGTCAGCGTGGTCTTAATGGCCGGGATGATCGGCTTGAACGCGTTCGAGAGTGTCTGACCCACCACGTCGTGGAACGTGGAGAACACACCGAGTAGCGTCTGCGACTGACGCTGCATCGCACCCGCGGCACCCGGGAACTGGTTCATTCCCTGGAGCAGCTCGGCGATGCCGTCCTTCGCGTTGATGCTTCCGGCGGAGATCTCGTTCATCACCTGGGCGGTCGACTCACCGCGAACCTTCGCGATGGCGGCGACGGCTGAGAAGCCCGGGATGGCATTGTTGATCTGATCGAGGTTGCCGAGGGTGAGCTTACCCTGGCCCGCCGTCTGACCCAGTGCGAGTGTGATGGTGTCGAGTGCCTGCGCGCCACCACCCGTCTCCGAGACAACGTTGCCCAGGGTGGTCATGAACGGGATGAGTTGATCCGTCGTCATCCCAATGGTGCGTGAGAACGCGTCGAAGCGTTGCGCGCCGGTGACCAGGTCGTTAAACTCGAACGGCGTCGCGTTGGCGAAGGCCTGCAGCTGCGCCATCTGCTTCTGGCCAGCGGCCGCCGAACCCGTGAGCGAGTCGAGCGCGATCTGCGTCTGCTCGAGGGACGCGGCGGTCTTCAGGCCAAACGAGCTGAGCTGCTCGAGACCCGCGCCGATCGCGGTGACACCGCCGAGGGCGGCGCCACCCAGGAGCATGCTTCCGAGACCGAAGCCGTGCGAGAGCTTCTGGCCGGCCTGCTGACCCGCCTCACCGATCCCATTGAGCTTACGCGACGCGTTGAGCTCCATGTCGGTGAACTCGTGCTCGATCTCCGCGACGGCCTCGCGGAACGCGAGTGCCATCTCCGCGGCTGAGCGATCACTCGCGTCGGCCATCGAGGAGAAGCCGGCGTCAAGCAGAAGCGACAGCTGCTCGAACTCACCGCGAAGCTCGGAGACCATCATCTCGAACGTGGCGGTGACGTCGGACTCGAGTCGCGCCGCCGCCGAGCCTACGTCGGCGAGCGGACGTTCGATCCCACTTGCGATCTCCGAGCTGAAGCGCGAGAAGTCAGGTTGGATCGAGACGTATGCGGTGTCGATCGGCTGACCCATGTCGCACCCCCGTGCGGTCTAGTTCCTCCCGGTTGATGATCAACAGACCGGGTGGTTGTCGCTACGGACTCGGCGCGGTCTGTGCCTGGGGAGGCACCGGTGTCGGCGGAACCTCGACTACGTGCAACGTACCGGTAACCTGAAGGTCACCACCGATCGTCTGGCTCTCACCACTAACGATCGCCAGGATCTGCGCGAGTGTCGCGGTGATGGCGGTCACCTGCTCGGCCAGTGCGTCGGCCTTGACGCCCAGGGAGGTCGTGTTGGTGTGCGCGACGTTCGCCTCGTACGCGATGATCTCGAGCATGTCGCCCACGGTGACGTACTGGTTGGTTCCCGGTGGGACGTGCTGCGGCGAGTCTGTGCGGAACGACGGGTTGGTGATCTGCCCGTCGGCGTTGATGACTGCGGGACCGACGTTGTCCGTCGTGGTAGGTGTGCTCACGGGAATGTCGCCTCCTCCGGAACTTCCGATAATGAACTTCTCGAGATCCGCGAACGTGCCGCGGAAGGCGTTCGCGTCGCAGGTGGTCTTACCCGCGATGGTGGCCGAGGACGCGTACTGGCAGAAGACCGGCACCTGTCCCGAGTACTCGCTCCAGCCCGGGTACGAGTCACCCGGGTAGAGTTCCTTGAAGGGCTTCTGCGCGGACGACGGGTAGTTCGCGTTCCAGAGGGGGTACGTCAACCCGGTGAGTGAGTCGCCGTACTGGCCGTGACTCGCGTACGTGACGATGACGCGCTTCGTCAGTCGATCGAGCTCGTCACTGAACTTCTGGATCCACGACTTACTCGGCTTGGTGTGACCCGTCTCGGTCTCCGCGTCGGTCTGCCAGAACCAGCCCTCGAACGTGCGCCACCACGGCTCGTCCTTGTCCGCCATCGCGACGAACTTCGTCGCCTCCGCGACCGGGTCGTCCTCGCCGTGACAGAACCAGTACCCACCGATGATCTTGATGCCGGCGTCACGCGCCGCGGCGAGTGCCGTTCCCTGGGTGGTGTCCTCACCACCGAGTCCCTCGCCGAGCTTGTGCGTGAAGAACTCGATGCCCTCGGAGTGTGCTCTCTGCAGGTCGACGAGAGTAAGCACTCCGTCGTAGTGTGATGCGTCCCAGCCGTACGTCGTCATCGTGTCACCTCGGTGGTGCCAGTATGATCGGAAGGTCCTGCTCGTCGTTCCACCAGGACGGCGGTACGACGCTTCGCCGCACGCTCGGAATGTACACCGGGACCGAGCGACTGATGAGACGTCCCGTGAAGTTGTTGAGCATCGTGTCGCGGTGCTTCACACCGTCCTCACTAAGCTGAAGCTCCGCGAAGCGCATGAGCCAGCGAAACGTGAGGTTCAGCAGTCGTGGGAACGACAGTGCTAGGGGGTCGACGCCGCGGCTGAGGCACCATCCGTCGAACTCATACCAGCCAGGCCCGGCCAGGTAATCGACGAGTCCGAGGATGGCTCCGTAGGGCGGAGTCCATACTCCTCCAGCAGCCACGTGATGATGTTCATCATCTGGGGCATTCCGATGGGTGCCGTCTTTGAGAGCACGCGCTCCCTGAACTTCGCCGCCGAGCCGTCGAGCAGGATCTCGTCGAAGAACTCGAGAAGTGTGTCGCGCGACTTCTCGGGTTCCGCCGCGATCGACTTGAACTTCGGCACCATGCCGAGCAGCGAGAGTGGCAGCTGCGGCGCGGCCTCGAAGATGTCGTCGTTCACGCGGAACTTCTTGGGTTCGATGCTCATCGAGAAGTCGCGGATCGTGACCTGGTCTTCCTGCAAGATAATCTCCCTGGGTGTCGTCACGTGGGGTTAGACTACCAACCCACCGTGCTCTATCGACACCCATCGATCTAGCCCTTCGCGGCCGAGAGTGCGTTCTTCAGGAATGGATTGGGACGCATGCCGCGAGTATAGCGCGCGTACGCGTAGCCGCCCTTCTTACCGTAGCTGGCCTTCCAGCGAAGCACCTTCTTCTTACGTGGGTAGATGAGTGAGTGCTTCGGTCCATAGAGACCCGTTCCGTCGTGAACGTAGAGTGCGTAGAACACCGTCGTGCCGACTCGCACCGCGGGCTTCCCGGCGACACTGACCAGAGTGGTGCGTATGCTGCCACGCAGTCGTCCCGTGTTGACGCGACGAGGATCCGATTGCAGGTTAAGCTTCGCCTTCGACTCGACCTTGAGTCCGCGCCGAAGGAGGTCCTTAATGACGCCACCCTGCGGCGACGTCAGCAGTGCCTGAATCGCCCGGTCATCAATGCGATGTGACAAGTGCGCCGTCACGTGATGCACTCGCAGTTACGGCCGAAGCCCACCTTGAAGTTCAGCTTGATCCCACCACACGCACCCTGCGGTCCCAGGGGGAGCGCGTCGTTGACGACGTAGTCGGTGATGCTCGCGGGACCGGGTGGCAGCTTATACAGGCCGTTGAGTATGCATGTCGTCGTCTGCCGCAGGAAGTACTCGTCCTCGAAGACGGCCAGTCCCTGTGTGGTCATCCCACTGGCGCTGGGTGCCTGCGCGTCCTCCGTCACCGTGAACATGCAGCGCACCAGGTGAAGCGAGCAGTCCGCGACGATGTGCCCACGCTCGCAGTTGGCGACGCGCCGGTCGACCGCACTCGCGGGAAATGCCTCGGACGGATACACACTGTTGAGTGCCGCGATGAGTGTGCCGCAGTCACACTCATCCCACACCGGCTCACCGATTGTGATGAGCTGTCGGTCGACCGCACCGCGCGACGTCGCGGCCAGAGCGATCCCGTTACCCGTGAGCACCGCACTCATCATGGCGGAGATCGATGTGACCGTGTACATGTTCGGCGGGTACATCGCTCACCCCGTGATCCGGTACGTCTGCCCGTCCGTCGCGTCGACGTCGTACACTGCGGCGGCATTCATGAGCTTGTTGGGGTTGTACGTGGTGATGAAGAGATCGCAGAGGTAGAGCCCAATGCGACCGTTCGCGAAGATCTCGTTCGGGTCGAGAAAGTTCAGTGTGACACCCTGCCGCACGATCTGCTGCACCGGCTTCGGCAGTGTGCAGCTCTCGTCACACGCGATGAGCTTCGCGAGCTGCGACGCCAGCTCTCCGTACGCGATGCTCCCGATCATCGGAAGCGGGTTGCCCACCGTGAGAGTGACGGACCACGTCCCGACCTGCGAGTCATCCAGGGAGAGGTCATTGCACAGCGGCCACTCCGCGTTCTTCCCGGTTCCGAGCTTTACGAGACGTCGGTAGTTGTCCAGCCGGTAGTCCACGTTCGGTGTGAGTGCGACGCCGTCGACCTTCACCTCGATGATCGTGTTCACGGGTGCGGGAAGCAGTGCCTCCGAGATGATGGTGCACGAGCAGTCACCCAGGCAGCCGCCGCACGTGAGGTTGTACCACACACCGTTGTAGAAGAGCGGTCGTGGCCAGTACCCGAACTGCCACCACGCCGAGTAGTTGAACGGCCACGTCGCGTCCCAGCACGAGCGACGACACGGCCGGATCGTCATCTGACACGCGCCGAACTGGTAGCCCGTGAGACCGTTGAGTATCTCCGCCGCCGCGGCGGCGGCCTGTCCCGTGACGGTCGGTGAGAATGAGGTGATATCACACGTCCACACCGGGTTGCCCCAGCCACACGGATCCCGGGTGTCGTTCGTCGCCTGCGCCGCGGTGATGACGTTGAAGTTCTCGAACGTGTTTGCCTCGTTCGCCGTCCAGATGATCGCGTACTGTCCGACGGGCAGGTTGGGCGGGATCACGTACGACGTCGTGTAGAGACCAGTGGCCGGATGCGTGATGCCGACGTTCGTCGGACCGTTCACGTTGCTCGCTTGCGCGTACGAGTAGATCGTCCACTGCAGACCCGTGACGTCGATGGGCGCGCCACCCGCGTACTGGCTGAACTGCGCATTGAAGTTCGCGGTCGCACCCTGCTGGTAGGAGGGAGTTGGCTGCGTCACTGACTACCTCCTCACGTAAGTCGACACGCGACGACGGGACCCGAACCGACCGCACTCAGTGACACCCCACCGGAACCCAGCGCACCCGACACACCCACGGACGTGTACGCGTTGCGGATCGCGTTCACCGTGCCGGGTGTGACGTTCGACGCGACGGTGAGTGGGATGGATGGGTCACAGCCCGAGCGGTTGCGAAGTGTAAGTGTGCCGCCACCGCCCTGCGGTGCGATGACGACCCACATGCGCGTGCCGGCGGTGAGTGCGACGTTGGGTGTTGACGCGGGCTGCACGAGACCGGCGCCACCCGCGGTCACCGTGCCGAAGTCGTTGGTGTATGAACCCGGCTGGCCGTTAGTGTCACTCGCCAGACCGAAGCGTATCGTACCCGTGTCGGTGGCCACCACCTCGACGGCGAGACCCGTCAGCGTCGCATCACGCATGATGCAGAGCAAGATCAGCAGCGCGGTATTCGCGGTAAGTGCGGCAGTCTGGCTGACGCTTCCCTGGTTCGGAATGGCGTACCACGCGCCCGATACCAGGTTCTGTACCGCGTCTGGCGTGGGCAATCGGTTCTGGTTCATCACGCCGGTCGTGATCTTGCCCGCGTCCAGCGCGGGTATGTCGCTCGCGTTCAGCGCGCGCACCGAGTAGACACTCGCACTTGTGGCGATGACGAAGCCCGCACCGTTGAGCGCGGCCAGGGAGGTGAGTCCCGCCGCACTCGCTTGCTTACCGTTGATGGCCGTGTTGATGTTCGTCAGGTCGGTGACGAGACCCGCGACCTGCGCCTCCGTGAACGCACCGTTGGCGACGTTCGCGGGATTGAAACCGATCGAGCGGTCCTGGGTCAGGTCACCGCCACCGGTCAGCGGTGAGGTCGCACTGATGATGCGTGACGCGAGCGCGCGTGCCGCGATGCTGGTCGCGAGTGTGTTGAGGTCACTGATGAGGCCGGCGACCTGACCCTCGCTGAACGCGTTTAGCGGCACTTGCGTCGGGTCGAAGCCGATCACGCGGTCGACCGAGAGGTCACCGCCACCCGTGATCGGCGCCGTTGCTGTGATCTTTCGTGACGACGGAACGCCCCCTCCGGAGCCACCGGCCGGCTGCCAGTCGACTCCCTCGGCCGCACCACTGTTGGCCGTCAACACGTTCCCGGAGGTCCCGACCGCGACACGCTGCAGGTGACCGGTGTTGTCGGCCGCGACCACATCACCCTGGGAGTAGCCGGCGACGTTGAGCTTGCTCGGGTCGCCACCGACGTAGCCGTACGCCGTCACGTCTCACCTCCCTCAAGGCTGAGGCCGCGGGCCGGGACGACCCGACTCGCGGCCTCCCGGCCAACCCAACCCGACTAAGCCAGCAGCACCGCTCCACACGCGGCGACCGGCGGTGCCACCGACGTGACGTTGTAAGCGTACACGTCGCCGGGCACGAACGACGAGCCACCAAGATACGTGTTGGGTGGACTCGCCGTCGGCGCGGTGCCCCAGAGGAGACCCGACGCGAATGCCTCCGCCGTCTCCTTCCAGTCGAACACGTCGTTCTGGAAGGTGAAGTCCTGGATCTGACAGTTCGTCACGTTGGGGAAGGCCCAGTACACGTACTGCTGCGCACCCGTGAAGGTGCACGCGTTGATACCCGAGATCGCCTGCCACACCTCGAGTGAGTAGTGTGCGCTCAGCGGTGCGAGGTTGCTAACGACCACGCCCGTGCCGGTGGCGCTGGCGGAGAGCAGCCGCGCGCCGTTCTTCACGACGATGGCATCCGGGTCCAGGATGCACCAGTCGCCGTCCAGGGTGACGCGCTTCAGCTGTCCCGGGTCCTTCGTGTTGACGCAGAGCGTGCCGTCGGCACGCTTCTTCACGTACTCCGTGCCGTCCTCGTAGACGGGTGTCGCCTTCATGGAGACGAAGCCGTCCATCACGACGACGGCGCTGCTCGCGCCCGTGACTGGGTTGCCGCAGACATCGAGCTTGATGATCCGCATGATGCGGCCCTTGATGGGTGAGACGCAGAGCGATGTCACGTTATCCCCCGTGTTACGTCGGGCTGTTGAACGAGCCGCTGATCTTACCGCCGAGTGTCACCTCGACCGCCGCCAGGCAGCAGTCATACGCGATGACGAACGTCTCCTCGACGATGACCTTCAGTGTGTTCACGTTGCGGTCGAGCTGTGAAATGTCTGGGAACGTCCTGATCCCGCTGCGGTAGCCGAACAGCGGCCCGGTGCCGTAGATCCACGTGTTGCCCGCGGCGGCCACCGAGCCGTCGGGAGCGACGTCCTTGTACCCATCACCTACGATGATGCGATTGCCACCCATCGTGTAGGGTAGGTTGTTGGTCCACTTAAGTAGAAAGTTCGCCGCGAGCAGCTCGAATGCCGCGCGCGTCAGGTGAACCGCACCCAGGCCGTTGATGCACGGGTTAAGGATGCCCTCGAGTCGCGCGATCGCCTCGCTCATATCCAGGGGGACACCCGTCACAGACTGGGCCGCCATCTGCAGCACGATGTTCTGCGCGACCGGCACGACTCCCTGGTCGAGCACCTGCGTGTTCGCGGCGAGGTGTGGGAACTGCGCCTGACCCGTGCCGGCGACGCTGCCCGTCTGCAGCACCTGCTCGATCGCCGCTCGCGCGCCGAGCTCGTGCGCGGCCGCCACGTTCGCGTCCGCGTTGTCCCAGAAGCCCGGCGGCGAGCAGTCGATCTCGGTGAACACCGTGAACGGCGTCGCACCGCGAGTGATGTACGCTGTCGTCTTCGACTTGGGCGCCACGATGTCGCCGCGGTAACACGAGTCGAGCGTCGTCTTCGACGTCGCGGGACAGACGCTCTGCCACGTGATGCCCTGCAGGACGTGAGGATCTGACAACGTGCGCCAGTCGACCGCGTCCATCAGGGCGTACGGGTTGACCTGCACGGACGGACCGGCGACGTTCTGGCGAGCGTACGTCATCGTGCCTCTCCTCCCATCACCGGTCCGTCAGCGTTCGTGTCAACTACAGTGCCGGGCAGGCGTACGTGGTGTCCGACGCGACCGCGCCGTTGGCGCACAGCGGCACGGTGACCAGCCGACCCTCGTGACCCGGGTTCGCCACCAGCCAGCAGTCCTCGGACCACGCGGCGGTGTAGTCGTTCGTCGCGTTGAGCGTGGAGTCCCGGATGACGCCGAGGTCCAGCGTCATACCGTTGCCCTTGACGAACGTGCCGGCCGCGTAGATCATGAACGAGACCTGCGTGGGCCACGCGGTGGCCGGCGACGCGGCACCGATGTTGGTCGCACCCGAGGCGCCGAGTGCGGTGAGACCACGCACCTGCCAGTCCTGCACGAACTGCGCGGAGATGCCGCGCAGCGTGAGCCACGACGCGATCTCGGCGTTCGTGATGTTGAACGCGGAACCCGGCGAGTCCCAGCCCTTGCGCTTCGCGAGGTCCGCGCGGAACATCGCGAGTAGCCAGCCGGGGAACACGGCCTCGAGCGTGGCGTCATCACACATCGCGTACTTGTTGCGGTAGTCGACCGCCATCAGCTCGACGGCGTCGAGGACCGGCGTGGCGACACCCTGGCCCGTGACGCCCAGTGAGACGGCGTTCGCGTTGCACAGGTTCGCGAGCTTGAGGATCAGTCGCGCGTTCACGCGGTGCGCGTGCGCGGCCATGACCAGCTTCATGTAGTTCGAGAGCTGCTCGGGCCACGCGTCGGTGGAGAGGTTGCCGGCCGTGATGCACAGGCCGTCGCAGTCGAGCCGGGCCTCGTTGAACGACGCACACGGGACGTGCGCGCAGGTCTTGGTGCCGGACTGCGCGGTGCCGGTCAGCGCCGCGATGTCCTGTGTCTCGTTCCAGACCCAGAGACCGGTGGACGACGCCAGGTCGCCGAAGCTCGGTGACGTGGGCCAGCGCATGCCGCCGCGACGGATGCCGACGGTTGGCACGTCGAGCATGCCGTCCTCGCACACGATGTTGAAGAAGTCGTACGAGATCTCCGAGGGTGAGCACCAGCCGCCGGCGGCGACCAGTGCCTGCGCGTTGCCCGCGGCCTGGAGGATCTCGACGATCTCGTCGTGACCGGCGTCGATGTCTGTCTTGTAGCGGAAGTCCCGCTGCAGCTGCGCGACCGGCACGAAGTTGTGCAGGCCCTTGCCGTCCGGGAGGGTCTTGGCGCGAGCCTGCATCGCGGCGATGAGACCGCTCATGCCGCTGATCTCCGCACCCTGCGTGAAGCCGCGGATGTCGGCTGACGCGACCAGCACCGGCTCACCCATGCGTGGTAGCGTCGCCATGTTCCGGCGCTGCAGCGTGGCTGCCTCGGTGAGGCGCGAGTTCATCTTGTTGCCACTGGCGAGAACGTCCTCGACCGGGACCTTCGTCTTGGCGCCGGCGGCGAGAGCCGGCTCGGCCGGTGCTCCCCCGTCCGCGGCGCCGTCGTCCTCGACCGGCTCACCCTCGGGCTCCGCGGCCGGCTTGACCCGGGCCTTCAGTGCCTCGCGCTGGTTCGCTAGCTCGTTCGCGGCCTCGACGCGAGCGGTCTGCTCGGTGCGAACGGCCTCGATGCCGTCGGCCAGCGCGGTGGATCGCGCTAGGTCGTCGGCTCCGAAGTTGTCCTTCGCCGTGAGCTCGTCGAACTCCGCGACCGCGTCGGTCTCGAGGCGGCTCAGCGCGTCGTCGGTCAGAGCGCTGAGATCCTCGGGGAAGGTTACCTTCTTACCCATTGGGATGACCCCCGTGACTGTGGACTGTGAGGTCACCGTGAGACCTCAGCGTGACCTGGTGAGGGTATACTAGCAGGTCGCTCTCACCGAGCGTGAGAGACGTGAGCTAGCGACCCGATGCGTTGAGCACCGCGGACGCCGCGTTCCGGATCGCCGCGTCAGTCTCGACCTGCAGCGCACGCATGCGAGCGTCTGCCTCCGCCTGCAGTTGCGCGGAGGTAATGACCTCCTTGGGCTGACCACACGCACACACGTTACTTACCCCTCACTCGCTCAATGAGTTCTGCCCGGGCGGATGCAATTAGCACACTGGGATCGCCGTGCACACGCACCTTCACACGGTCGCGCAGTGTCTGGAACGCGAGCTGCTCGCGCCGCCGGTCGAACGCGGCCTGCGACGGCACGATGCCGGATGCAACCAGCGCAAGCTGCGCGCCGGCCGTGACACCCGTGCGCATGCGCGGCACCGGGAACCCGGGCACGTTCACCGCGAGCATCGCCACGAGACGCAGCTTACCGCCGAGTCGCCGCCAGTCACCCGAGAGCTTCGAGCCACGAAGAGCAGCTACCTGCTGCTGCGTGGCCTGGGGTGACACCATGCCGGCCACCCAGATGCCGAACCGGTCCTCACCCGACGCGACGTACGCGACGGCGTGACCGGTGTGATCGTAGTGCTCGGCGGCGCGGCGCGGGTCGATTCCCTGGATCGGTGCGTGACCCGTACCCATGGTGATCGAGCCGACGGAAACGCGTGCTCCCGACCGCGTGACGACCTCACCAAGCCGGTAGTAGTCGTGTGAGGACTCACGCGGTGGTGTGACGCACGCGTCGGCGAACGCGGTGTGACACGTTCCCCAGAGGGCCGCGTGCCCACGCACGTGTCCGTCGTCATCCACTTGGAGCGGCGTGGGCTGCGTGAAGCCCGGGTTCTCGAAGTAGTAGTCGGGCGGCGCGGAGTACTTACCCGTGCCCGTCGCCGCCAGGCTCATGAGGTCCATGTGTCTGATCTCCTGTCAGATGAGCATGTCGTCGTACTCGGACGCGTCGTCCTCCGGTTCCGCGAGTGTGTACTCGCTGGCCGGCTTGATCGCTGCCTCCACGAACGCGGGAATGTTGCAGAGAGTGGCGCCGCGGACGCGACCCGCGTGGAAGATCGTCTGGTCGGGTGGCGGACCGAACAGGTCCATGAAACCCTCGTCCAGTGCGGCGTCATCACCGGCCGGGAAGACCAGCTCCACATCCGCGTCCTTGATCGAGTCGACGTCGACCGACACACCGCTGAGGAAACCCTGCTGGTTGAGTCGCCACGCTTGCTGTCCCTCGGGAGACTGCACGTCGAACTCGCCCATGGCCCAGATGTAGGGTGCGGCGCGGACGACCTGCTGAATGTTCCCGACCAGTACCGCGCCGTCGTGACCCTGCTGCGTCTCCTGCTGCCACATCAGCGGCAGCGGTGGGTTGGCCCACGAGAGCGCGTTGCTCGAGAACACCCGGCCGTCACCCGACTCGATGCCCTCGACGCAGATAACTCCGAACCAGCCGGTCGGTGAGAGACTCGCGAGGTTGAGCTCCGCGGGTGGGGTCACCGCGTCACCGACGTACGACAGCGTCGACGTGTCGACCGTCGCACCGGCCTCCCCCGTGGCGGCCGGTGCGGCCGGCGCGAGGTCGACGAGAGTAACGTCGGCAGACGCGGAGACCTGCACCACAGTTGCATTGTACAGGGGTACGTCCGTCACCTGCTCCGCGAAGGCCACTCGCACCTTGTCGAAGGTGATGGGCCCACACACACCGATCGCCTGCACGAGCATACCCGTGTCGGTGGTGTATGCGAGACACACGTGAGGCGCCCAGGGAACGTGCTGCTCGGGCAGTGCAGCCGACCACACCTCCTCAAGTGCCTCACCGATCTCTTCCTTGACCCGACACGGTGCCTCACCGCCGACGTTGAGCACCACCGCGGGCGTGTCGCCCTGGGGATTCCACATCGCCGCGCCGAACGCCTCCGCGGTGACGGCCGTCTGATCGACGCACGCCTCCTGAATCTGCGCGACGATGGTCTGCTGCGTCTCGGGAGCGTAGTTCACGGCCTCGCCCAGGAACCAGAGGGTGAGATGAAGATCGGCGGGAGCCTCGCCTCCCGGCAGTGTGATGCGTGCGATGTCGGCGTCCGTCGGGATGAGGGCGACCATTGCGAGCGTCATCTCATCCGCGACGTCGACGTCCGAATCATCGTCGTCATCGGGTTCGTCATCATCCGTGGTGTCGGGAACGACGGCCATGCGCGGTGCCGCCGCGGCGATGACACCACGCTGTGTGAGGAAGTCGTACGCCTCCTGTTCAGTCATGCCGGTGTCTTCCGCACCGGCCTCGGTCACGACAACGCGGAGATCCACGTTCTCGGGATCACTCAGTGCGCTCACGGCACAACCCTCACTCTCACGCGGTAGACGCCTCCGACGTCGGTGACGTCTAGTACCTTAAACCGAGTGCCGGCGGCGAGAAGCATCTCATCCTCATTGCCGAAGTGACTAATAGACTTAACGAACGCCATCGGCGTGCCGGTCGGACACTCAATGTCGAGCCGAACCCTTCCCGAGAACGCGGCGCGACTGCCAACGCTGGTGGACATGAAACCCTTGTCCTCCATCGTCTCGCCGATCAACTTCTGCACGTCGGCGAGGCTCGCGGATGAGTCGAGACCCAGCTGCGAGAGCCCCGTGCCGCGGTGAACCGTTAGCGGCCGCGTGGACGGACGCATGCCGGCCTGCGCCTGTCGAATCTTAGCGATGACGGACGCTGAACCCGGACGTGTTCCACGCAAGATACCGTTCATCTCCGTGTAGTTGTTACCCGTGTAGTAGCGCAGCGCGCTGCGCTGCGCTGGTGCCCAGGGGGCGGCGTAGCTCTGCATCGACTGCGCGTCGTAGGTGGTGATGTCCGAGTACGTCTCGGCGGTGGCGGTGATCGGTCGGTCGATCTCGTCGAGGGTAAACACACCCTTCGGCAGTGGCACACCCGGTGTGGCGACCGTTGGCACGACACCCGTGGCGTAAGACTTACCGCTCGGCGTCTTCAGCCACTTCACCATCTTCTCTTCGAACGGGTTGGCGTTGACCACGCCGAACTTCTTCGCACCCTGCTCGTCGAGGACCCGAATAAGCTGCAGTGATGTGTACGTCTCGTAGTCCTTGAGCATCTTCATTGACTTAACGGTGTCCCAGATCTTCGGACCCGTCGAGGTCAGGTAGACACCCGATGCCTTGAAGTGCTGGTAGATCTTCTGCTGCACATCCTCCGGGATGCTCGAGATGTCGCCGTCCGGTCCCGTACCGAGTATCCCGTAGCCACTCGGCGGCTTCGATGGCTTAGGTGGTTTCGCGACCTTCGCGATCTTCGCCGTCTTCTTCGTGGCCTTCTTAAACGGCGACGGCGCCAGCGACGGTGGCGGCGCTGACACACTTCCACCCGGGCTGACGAACTTCTTAAACTCACCGGGTGCGTACCCACCGCTCGACGCATACTCGTGATCGAGCAGGTCGACCAGCTGGTCGTCGGTGAGCACACCGAGCTTCGGATCGACGTTCTTCGCCATGCTCAGCGCATCGGGTATCGGGTAACCCATGGCGTACGCGCTCTCGTACTCCTCCAGTGCGCTGAGGACGACGTCCTTGCCTACGACACTCGCAAACGTGCTGACGTCCCAGGACGGCGCGACACCTCCCGTGGGCGGTACCGCGGTCGTCGACACCGGTGCGCTCAGCGGAGGCGTCGCGGGCGTCAGACCCGGGTCGGGGACGGATGCGTGACTTAGCCCGGCCTTATCGATGTACGTCTTCGCACCCGGTGTCTTGAGCCACGCGGTCGTCTCGTCGAAGAACGTCTTACCGGTCCCCTTCGCCGCCCACTCCTGGTCGAGGATCTTAAGTAGCTGGCCGTCGTTGAGTCCCGCGAACTCGGGACCCAGAGAGGCCTTCGCGGCCTGCAGGTTCTTAAAGACCGCGGCGCCACCCCAGTTGGGCGTGACGGGCTTCACACCCTTGAACGCCTGCCAGAGGTCGGCCTGCATCTTCGGTGTCACACTCGAGATGTCGAGCAGGTCGACCGGTCCGCCCATCGTCGCGGACGGCGCCGGCACACCCGGCATCGGCGCGTGAACCGGCACGTGAGCCCCGGGTGGTGTGACGCTGACGGTTCCCTTCGGTGCGAACTTCTTCCCGGGACCGGTCGTCACCCACTCGGTGTACTTCTCGTGAAACGACGTCTTACCGCCCGCGAGCTTGTACTGCTGGTCGATGACGTGCAGCAGCTGGTCGTCCGACGCGGCCGCGACCTCGGGCACGTGCGCGTACGCGAGCTTCGCCTCCGCGAGCTGCTTGTGAATCTTCGCACCACCGTACGCCGGCGAGATCTTCTGGTGTCCCTGGAACTTGACGAAGAGGCTCTGCGCGACACCCGGCGGTAGTGTGAGGGATGATGCCCCACCCGGCGTCGTCGCGGTCGGTGTGACGCACGTCCCGGTTCCCGCACCGGGCATCGTCGCCATTGACGCGGTGAACACCGCGCTGGACAGCGTGCACGTGAAGATCGGGCCGTCCTCGTTGAGGTCGTACACCAGTGTGCAGCGACAGTTGATGACCTCACCCGCGGGAGCGTCTGGGTCGCCGGGGTGATCCATGAGCCAGCCACCCACGGTGAACTTCCCCATGAGCGGCACCGTCTGACCGTCGGCCTCGCGGTGATCGTCGCGTGTCCGCAGATCCTCCGTCGCGACCCACTGCTTCTTCATCGCGTCGTCGGTGGCCAGCAGCGTCGCCTGCGCGAACGAGCCGGCGTTGCTCGCGTTGACGACGGTCGTGCGTGCGACGGTGAGGGCGCGCGGCGTCGTCACCATCGCGGCGGTCTTAACACGCTCCGCGAGCTGCTCGATCGACTCGCCGTTGTCCACGCCCTCGGCCAGGGAAGTGCTGATCTCCGACCACAGCTCGTCGGAGACACCCTTCATCTTATTCGCCGTCGCGCGGACGTACGACGCGGTGTTGTCATCCGAGAGACCCGGGACACCCACTCCGTCGGGAAGATCGGCGTGTCCCAGCACGTCGTGCGCGAGTCCGAGGCCGGCCGAGTCGTACGTCGCACCGATGAACGTCGAGAAGACACCCTCGACCTGAGCCTGCCACAGTGACTCGAGGTACGCCTGTCCCTCCACCGAGGGGTCCGCCGCGGCGACCACCGCGGACGGCATGAAGTGCGCGATGAACTGGTCGGTGACCTGGTCCAGGGAATGCGTCACCACCTCGCTGAACTGCTCGGCGAGGTCGTGCTGCTCCTCAATGGTGTGACCCTGGACCCGGTACACCGATCACCTCGCGGGTGGTGGGGTGCCCGGCCGCGTCGGAGGGGGTGCCTTCTCCGCGGGCTTCGGCGGCAGCGGCGGCCCACCGCTCGGCGGTGGTGGCGTAGTCTCTCCGGGAGGTGCTCCCTGGTCGGTCGGTGCGGGAGCCGCGGGTGTCGGTGGGACCAGTGACTCGTCGCCGGTGAGCGCGGCCAGTGCCTGCAGTGCCTGCGCACCGCCGGCCATCGCGATCTTCTTGAGTGCGATGGTCTTGAACTCGTCGGTGCTCGGCATGTCGTCGGCCTCGAAACCCGACTCGCGGTTGAGTGCCTCCTCCTTGAGGCCACCCACGTCGAAGACCGCGAGTGCCTTCGTGCTTGTGTCGGGCTGCTGCACCAGGGTGGACGCGTCGTACCAGATGCAGCGCATCGAGCCGTCGGGCATCACGATGGACTCACCGTCGGCGGTCAGGAGCGGGTACGCGTACTGCTCGGTCAGCGCGGTGACGATGATCTCCGCGAGTGGCGAGATGTAGATCTTGACCGCCGACTCCTCGAGCTGCCACTGTCCCCAGTGATTCATCTTCGCCATTCCCGTCATTACCTCGGCCGGGATGTTGATCGTGACGGCGAGTCGCTCGAGCGCGGCCTTCCGGTCCTCGATGACGGTCTTACCCATCTCCGTCTCGAACGTGAGATGCTTGAACGCCTCGATGTACTCTTTCGGCACACGCAGCGGGATGGGTAGTGCGGCCGACGCCGAGCCCGGGTTCTTGATGCTCTTCGTCATGATGTCGAGAAGCTCGGCGATGAACGGGTCGGACTGGTCCTTGAACTGCGGCTTGACCGGGAAGCTCACCTCGGCCGGGATCAGAAGGATGCCGTTGAGAGCGAGACGCGACACGAGCACCGCGATGATGTAGCGGTTGTACATGTCGATCTCGCGGCAGATGCTCAACGCACTCATGACGGCCGACGACGGGATGTACGCGAACTGGTCGTCGGGCTGCCAGATGCGCGACACCACCGTCGCGTTCGGGTCGAGCTTCGTCCACACACCCCGCGAGATGTTCACCTCGTACAGCGAGTTACCCTTGTTGTTTCGTGAGGTGGAGCGAATCTCGCGGTTCGAGTAGAGCTTCCACGTCTCGGCACCTGCCTCGTTCGGAGTGCCGATGAGGTAGCTCTCGCCCGGCACCGAGAGCAGAACGGCAAGTCGCTTCATGAGAGCGGCCTGACCACCGATGCCGTTCCCGATCTGCGCGACGAGTCTGAACATCGGGTCGTTCTTGTCGGTGATCGGCGTGGGTTCCTCGCCGGGCAGCACCGTGGCGGGCACCAGGCGCACACGTGACATCGCGCCGCCGAGCCACACGCCTATCGCGAAGTTCAGCTCACCCAGTGCGTGGTAAAACTGCCACGCCTCGTCCTGCAGCTGCAGGACCTGGTTGATGATGACCTGCGGAGATACCGGCTGCTCCGCCAGGTTCTCACTGGCCGCGGTGAGTCCCAGGGGGAGCTCCGCGGATCGCGCACGCCGGTCGGCCACGGCTTACTCCTTCTCACGCTCCGCGATGAACCCGGTGAGTGTGGACGCGGCCAGCGCCAGCATGACCCACATCTGCCAGACGAACCAGTGTGTGGTCAGCCCCAGGACGGTGGCACCGATCCCACCCACCCACAGTGACGCGCACCACGGACACCCGTACTGCTTGTCGTTGCCGAGAAGATACACGGCCCAGTGCTCCGTGCGCAGGTTCCCGGTGATCTTGTTGCGCAGCCACGCGATGGGCGGGAACGAGTCGGCGACGATGAGGCGGGACACGCGGTGCACCGCGAGGACGAAGAGGACGGCAATGAGTACTTCCACGGAGACAACGGTAGCACACGTAGACACACCGAGAGCCCGGACCGTCGGGCCCGGGCTCCCGTGTGGTGTGCTACACAACTGCCTCGCGGACGAGTCTCCAGAGGTGTGACGCCGCGTCCACGCTGCGGCCGAGCGCGGCGGCGATCACCCGGATGATCTCACCCTCACCCAGGGATCCCGCGTTAGCCGCACCGACGAGATTCGTCAGCCACGTGGGCCAGCCGGTGACCTCGACCACCGCGACGTCGGTGGTGTCGTAGTGCTGCTCGCCGGTGATCTCCCAGAAGGAGACGTCCTCGTAGTCAGTGCCGGAGCAGAGACCCTCGACGGTGGAGTGATCGCCGTACGTGATCTTGACGGAGAGCCCGTCGAAGATCTCCTCCAGGTTGATGAGCTGTGCCACTTCGTTCCTCCTCGATCCGCGGCGACCGGGTGCCGCCGCTGCAGCTATCATATCAAGAAAACGAGTGAGATGCAACGTTGACATCTCTCACAGGATGTGATATGATTGAACCACGCGGCGCCACCGAGGCGCCCGGATCGAGGAGGAAGAAGTGACGGACTTCACACCCGCGGAGCGCCAGCGGCGATCCGTGACCGAGTACCTGCTGACGTGGCGGACGACCAACATCCCGGTCACGCTGGACGCGGTCCTTAACCTGGACATCGCGGAGCCGGTCATCACCATCGTCTGCCACGACGACACGGCCGACGCGACGGTCACCGTGCGGGTTAAGACGCGCGACGACATGATCCACGTCGCGCGGGTGTTTGACATCCCGTACACCGCGTAGCGAGCACGAGGCACCGGCCCAGTCTTTCGACTGGGCCGGTGTCGTGTCTAGCGGCCGTTGGTGACTACCACGGTCGGCGCCGAACGTGCCACCAGGACGACCTGGACGACGTGATTTGTCGTCAGTCGACGCGGAGAACGACGAACCGACACGAGCAGACGCACGCGAAGTTGCAGGCAGCGCGGTCGCCGTGGTAGTCGCAGCCGCACATCACGGGTGGCTGCATCGTGGGGTCCGCGTACCGCAGGTTCGCATCATACACGGCGTCCGTAATGGTCTTGAACACCTTGAGCATCTCAATGCCCGAGGGAACGCGTCCCTCGGCGTACGCCTCCGTACGCAGTAGCTCGACGCACGCGAACGCCGCGCGAAGCGACGTGTCGCGTAGCGGATTCTCGGTCATGACTCTCTCCTCTGGATATGAGAGGGGCCGGCCCGTGTGGACCGGCCCCTCGTCTTACCTGCCTAGCCGACCACGGTCACCCAGCGGTGCACGAGCTCGAGCAGTGCCTCGTAGCTCGGCTGCGAGGTCGCCTGGCGCGTGAACTCGGTGGCGGCCTTGCTACCGTGCGCCCGGCGGAGCGGCCCAGTCACGTTGCCGATGATCGCGTACACGTTCCCCTCGGGCCCGGTAAGATCGCCGAGACTCACCTCGACGTCCGGGTAGAGCACCTCGTACGAGGGTCCAACCATCTCTTCCTCATCCTCCTCGATCCGGGTCGGTCGGCGACCGACCTAGAACCATCATATCAAGAGAAAGAGAATGTGTCAAACTTCCTCGACCCGGGTTACCCAGTGAATGGGTGACCAGTGATCGCGAGCGTCGCTGACGGTCGCGTCACCCGGAATCTCGTAGAGCACGGTGTGGTGTCGGCCGTCGACATCGTCACATGTCTTGCCCGTTTGCAGTGGGCAGAGACCCGTGCGTTTCGGCGTTCCCTTCGGGACGCCGCGGTGACCGCTGGGAATCATCGTCACCAGAAACGTTGCCATCTCACTCCTCCTCGATCGTATGCGCCGTGTGCCGTGTTACGAGACGAGTAGTCCCGGGTCCTCACCCACGGGGTCGTCGTCCTCATTCACGGCCGTCTCACCCGGCTCGGTGTCGTCGTTCGATGAGCGGCCGAAGATCTCGATGATGTTCGCGTTGCCGTCGTACGCGACCTCCTCGATCTCGTCGCTGACAAGGTGCTCCCCGCAGCGCGTGATCACGGTGACCTCCACCTCGCCGTACCCCTTGCCATGCAGCTCGATGAGTGCGAGCATCAGCTCGTGCAGGTCCATCTCAGTCTCCCTTCGCGATGTCTTCCCGGATGAGGTCCTCGAGGTTGGCGAGACACGTGAGAATCCCGCATAGCGAGCGCGCGACGGTGATCTTCAGCAAGTCGTCGATGGACGCGCCGCGACCGCGCGCCTCCATTGCGTCGTAGCCGCGCATCGCTCCCTCGAGTGACATGTTCGCACCCACCAGGTAGAAACGCGTCGTAGGTGTTGACTCTGCGATGCTCTCCCGGGACTCCGCGACACTGTCCCGAGCTTCATCGTCACTAGCGGCCACGGCGCACCGCCAGCCGCACCAGCGCGATGACGATCATCACCGGTAGCGTGACGACGCTGAACGGGCAGCCGGCCTTTCCCTTAGACCGGTGCGTACCCTTGTATCCCATCTCTTCCTCCCTGGTCGTCGGCACGGTGCCGATCGGTCTGATCCTACCAGGCACCGGTGCGATCGAATCCCATCAAGTCACGTCCCCAGTCGGGATCGAGATTTCTCGTCAGGTCGGTCTCCGCGAGCTGCGTCGTGTCCGCGACGGTGCCCTGTGACGTGACGTCCCAGAGGGCGAGGACGACCGCGTCGCCGATGTCGGGGCTGCGGCCCAGCTCGTCGCGAACCTCCTCCTTCGGCTGGATCTTGATCTTGCCTTGCGAGTCCACGATCTCGTAGCGAGGAACCGTGAGCTCCTGCTTCGCGCGGTCACCCAGGGAGGAGAGGTCCACGAGCCCGAGCCGGCACAGCTCCCGGGTGTGCCACCAGACCTGGGCGCGCTTATTGAGGAACTTCGCCTCGTGCCCGGGTGTGGGTGACTCCGCGAAGTTCACACCGATGATCTCGGCGCTGTGCGTCGTCTGACCCGATGGGTTGTGCTTACTCGAGAGCTCCTTCAGCCGGCCCATGAGGCCCCAGCCCACGCCGATGGGGTCCACCTTAACGCGCGTGAGGCCCCACTCGTTGATCTTCTCGACGATCAGTCCCACGGCCTTCATCGAGTCGGGGTCGACGAACTCAAACGTGCGGCCGAGTCGCGAGCCGCGCCGCTCCACGAGGACCGTGCGATCACCGCCCGCGGCCACGTCCAAGCCTCCCTCCGCGGGGTCGGTCGCGGGTAGGTCGGTGTAGCAGCACGTCTCGTACCACACCACCGGTATCACGGCGAACGGGCTCGAGCCGCGGGGGAACTCACCCTCACACTTCGAGATGAACAGTGCGGACGACGCGCCCCACTCCCGCTCGCGCTCGGCGACCCACGTCGGACCGATGAGCATCTCGGCGAGGAGTGGCGAGATCTTCTCATCCGTGAAGTTGGGTGTGTCGCGATAGCCGATCTTGATGACGTGCCAGCCCGACGTCGGCCGGCACTTCGCCTCGAACTCGCCGAACGGGTCGTCCGGATTGCCGATCGCCAGGACGCGCGCGTACTCGTTCGTACCCAGGGTGGACGCGCTGTCCCACAGCTCCTTGGGTATGCCGCAGGCCTCGTCGAGAATGACGAGCATGTAGCGGGCGTGAATTCCCTGGAACGCGGCGGGATCGTGATCGGCCGGCTTCCGCCCGTAGGCGACGAGCTCTTTCCCCACGTACCACTCCGCGAGGTTCGTCCGGCCGGGCAGGTCGAGCCGGGAGTGCAGCCGGTTGATCTCGCGCCAGAGGATCGCCTTGACCTGCTTATCCGTGGGAGCGGTCGTCACCACGAACGCGTCACCGACAGGGTGTGTGTCGATCCACCAGCACGCCGTCGTTGCGGCGATGAAGGACTTTCCGACCTCGTGGCAGCTGTGAACCGCGGTCTGACGCTGGTCCCGCACCGATGTGATGATCTCACGCTGCTTGCTCCACAGCTCGATGCCCGCGCGCTCGGTCGCCCAGAGGGCGGGATCGACTCGCCACTTCCGGCCGGGTGGGTCGAAGTAGTCCGCTACCTCGTCCCCGGCCTGGCGACGTCCGCTCACCACGTCGTCGTAGAGGCGCCAGATGTCGACGGGTGATGACGTGGCCACGTGTCCATTCTAGCCGAGCGCGGGCTGCGTCACCGACTCCTCGCGGGCCTGACGCACGTACTCTCGCCGCGCCCGGCGCCGTCTCCGGTTGACGCGTCGCACGACCGCGTCGTCCACCCACGTGTTGTTCACGTCCTGGTGAATGCCCCACGCGTAGCGATGACGCGAGAGCCAGCGCCGATCGAGCCAGCGCAGCCAGAGCTGCGCGCCCAGGATGACGTACTCGGAACAGAAGAGAACGACGGTGATCTCCCAGCAGAGTGACGCGTAGCGGTACTCCGGGGTGTTCACCCAGTTGTGGAGCTCGAAGCCGAAGACGCCGACCGCCATGCCGGCGCGCAGCGCCCACCGCCACAGGGGTAGGCGCTGCCGGATGCCGTGCCTGTCGAAGGTTGCCACGAGTTCTAGTGTAGCCACTCCGGGTGGGCCAGCGTCCACTCGATGGTGCGCTCCAGTCCGACGTTCAGCGGGACGGGCGCCTGCCAGCCCATGTTCGCCAGCACGGTGCCGTCGAGCGCGTATCGCAGGTCGTGTCCCGGCCGTGACGAGTGGAAATCCACGTACTCGATCTCGGGCGTCTTGTGCATGATGCGGGCGATGCGGTGCACCATCGAGTCGTTGCGAATCTCGAGCTCGCCGACGACGTTGACGCGCCACATGTCGATCCGCTCCCGGAACGTTGCCACACCCGTGCGGAGCGCGTGACGGATCATGAACAGCCACGCGGACGCGAGGTTCTCGGCGTGCAGGTAGAAGCGGGAGCCCGGCTGCCACGGCGGAACGAACGGCTCGTTCCCTGGGTCGAACGCGGCGTGGACGGTAATCGGCTTGTCGGTGTGCAGCTGCCGGATGATCTTCGTGACGAACTTCTCCGGGTCCTGCGCCTCGCCGAAGATGTTCATCGTGTTTGTGATGATGATGGGCAGGTCGTAGGAGCGCCAGTACGCGAGCGCGATCGCCTCCTGCGCGGACTTACTCGCCGAGTACGGGTTGCTCGGCCGGTGAGGCTCGCCCTCCCGGTGTCGCTCCCCGCCGTACGCCGGCCCGTAGACCTCGTCGGTGGACATGTGCAGGAACAGCCGGGGCCTGACCTGGCGCGCCAGCTCGAGGACGTTGAGCATGAGGTGAACGTTGTTGCGAACGAATCCCGTCGGGTCTTCCAGGGAGCGATCCACGTGGGACTCGCTCGCCACGTTGAGGATGAGCTCCACGTCGTAGAGTTGCGCCACCTCGTCCGGCGAGAACGGCATCGTCAGGTCGTGCGCGATCACCGTGACGCGTCCGGCCCGCTCGCCGTAGGCCTCCAGCGCCGAGTCACTCAGGTCGCCACCCAGCACGTGGTAGCCGCGAAGCGCCCGCACGATGCGCTGACTCGAACCCTTGTGCATCATCGTCACAGGACAGACGAACGTCCAGTCCGTCTCGTCGAGCAGGTGCGCCAGAACGTGGTGCCCCACGAAGCCCGACGCGCCGGTTAGCAGAACTTTCATCGATACCTCCAGTGAATGATGCCGTACCACTTGTGGTGACCGACCTTCTGATGTGAACCCGGCCACCCGGGCTCCGTGCAGCGCAGGTGCGGCCATCCCCAGCGTCGCACACTACAGCGATTAAGTGGTGCCATCAGTTCACTCATCCACCTCGGTTAGTCGCTCCACCTGCACCGTCACACACGTCGCCTGCTCCTGCGCACACTGCACCGGATGTGTCTTATCCTCGTCGGTGTTCTCAAAGTAGAACCACAGCCACGTCACCTGCTCCATCATCTCGTCACTCGTGACCAGCCGGTGTCCCATGTCCGCGACCCGCCCCGCCAGCACCGTGCGCGCACCGTCCAGGAGGGCCTGCCGCATCACGTCGTCCATGGGCCAGCCGCCGCTGACCGAGACTCCCTGGATCAGACGCTTAGACACGGGACTGCAGCCTCCGGATCTTCCGCGCCCATAGGGCGCAGCTCGCCATGACGTCGATCAGCTCGTCGTACTGCGCGTCGAGGTCGCCGGGTGCGCACGCCATGAGCTCGGCGACCTCCTCCTCGAGGATGTCACGCATCGTCGGGCCGTGCCCCTCACCGATCTTCTTCCGCGTGAGGAGGGAGTCGATGCGTGTCTTAATGGAGCGCGCGCTCATGCGGTCATACCGCGTCCCGATGAGACCGATCTCTGGGTCCTGGCCCGGGAACTTCTCCTCCTGGTACGCGCGCTCCGCCACCACGTCCTTGAGGATGTTGATCAGTACGGCATCCTCATCTGTGATAACGGTGATGGGCGGGAGTCCACTCTCCTCCGTCACGCGGTGATCACTCCCGCGGTGGCGTACTGGATCGCGGCGGCGTACTGACCCTGCAGGACCCGGCCGTCGAGGTGCCAGTTCGGGTTGCCCGGCTGCTGCGAGCACCAGTAGAGGAAGAAGGGGAAGTACGCGGCGGTGTAGAGCTTCATCACGGTGTCGAACCACTCCTGGGCCTGGGCTTCCGTGTAGCCCGTTCCCACCTGCACGCCGAACTCCGTGATGCAGGTGTCCACGTCCGGGTACGTGCTCTGGCAGGCCAGGGGGAGCTGCACCATCCCACTCGGCGAGTAGAGCGACTTCGCGGACGGGTTGTACTCGTCCCAGCCGGCGAAGTCCCCCTGGAGCGAGGCCACCAGGTCCATCACCTGCTGCCACGGGATTCCCTCGTTGTGACTGATCGCGGCCGGGTACCACGAGAAGATCGGTCCCACCTTGATGCGAGCCGCGTTCTTGTGCGACCGCGCCGCGTCCACGAACTGCGTGAAGAAGCCCGACCACGCCGCCCAGGTCGGAACACCCGACGCGGGCGGCCGGTTGATCTCGTGGAACGGCGTGCAGTACTCGGCGGTGACGGCGTCGGGCATGTTGTCCCAGTGCGTCGTCCACGCGGAGATGCTGAGGTCCTTCGCCGAGACGAACGCGGCCCGGCCGTTCGCCACGCAGTCCGCGAGAGTGGGTTCCGTCCAGGGAATGACCCCGCGTCCCACCTCCGAGTACGCTCGCGCTCCCGCGTTGCCCGGGAACATCTTGGCGTGGGCAGCCACCGCGGCCGGTGTGCTCAGCGTCGTCAGGCCGAACAGCGTCTCCGCGAACGAGCGCTGCGCGACGCTCTGTGCCTGCGGGCTGACCGCCGTCATCTTCGTGCCGGTGGGTGTGGTCACCGTCGTCGTGCTCTGTGACGTCGTCACCGTGGTGATCGTCGTCGCGCGCGGCGTGATCGTGCTCATCTCGTGTCCTCCTCGCTCCGAGCCCTGTGCTCGGTTCAACCTACCAGGTCTGTGACCACGTGCTAGCGCGCGAACTTGCACTTAGTCAGCCGACGAAGACGTACGCAGTCACGTGTGCGACGAATCATGAGACGTGCTCGCTTGACGTCATCCTCGTCACCTCGTGCGAGTGCATCATGAAGTGCGACCTGCCACAATGCGATGATGTCAGCCTTCGTAACGTAGTTCACTCCGTCACAACCTCTCCCTCGAGCGCGCCGCTTTCCAGGGAGGCCGGCGTGGTGAAGATCTCGCGGATGACGCGTCGCGCGACGTCCCACTGCGCCTCACTGAGGTTCAGCGCGTCCAGCACTCGTCGCATCTTCAGCGCGATGTCCAGCCCCTCCGCGCGCACCGACTCGACGAGCTGCTGCGCCACACCCGCGTCCATCGCCATCTTAGCGTGCCGGGCCAGCCGCGTGCGTGCCGTGTCGCGCAGCCTCATCCAGGGAGCGTGACTACCTCCCGGGAGCAGGTCCTCGTCGTGCTCGGCCTCCGCCACCTTCGTGTCGAGCCACGCGACCTCTCCCGCTCCTCGCCTCACCTCCTCGAGCAGTGCCTCCCACGGCGTGATGTTCCGCGCCTGCGCGATGGCGTGTGCCACGAGCCACGCTCCCTCCTCGCGGCCTGGCCGCGTGTTGCCACCGTGGAGCGAGCAGCGTCCCGCGCCCACGTGGTCCGTTCCCAGTCCCGCCGGTCGGTGGCAGGCTCCCCGCGTCCCGTCCAGCAGCCAGCCCATGCACCACAGCCGGTCGGGTCCCTCCGTGACGACGTCGATGATCCCTCCCGGCACCACGATCGTCGGCGGAACGTCCCACTCGTGGTGGCGCGGCGGCGGGACCGAGGGCGGCCTCGGCTCGTACGGACGCACTCGGCGAGCCACCTCGACCTCCCCTCGACGCCTCGGCACCGCCTCCTACCCGCTCCCTCCCCGCTCCCTCATTTGGGGTGGGTACGGTGGAACAGATAGTTGGCCGGTTTAACCGGATCTAGCACGGTAGCATTCATCCAGTTAATGCATTAATCTCATTTACTACCTTGCTGCGTTCAACTACCATTTTATCTGTTCCATCTGTACCCAATCTAGTAACTAACTCTCTCATGTACCGTTCTACCAGCTAGATGCAAGATCATGATCAACTTCACCCGGAACACATCGGCCGCCCAACCGTTCCACTTCAACCGTTCCGGGTCCGTCCGTTCCGGTAACCACGCGGTCATCCTCCCGCCTCGTTCTCTGAATGTCCCATCACATTCACCCGACTTCCTTACACAGTCGCACGGTTGAAGATCGGAACGGTCCGACGGCCCGTCCGATCCGTTCCAACCGTACCGACCGTTGCCGGGTCCGTTCCCGTCCCGACCGCGTCCCCTCGCCGCCGACTCACCACCCTCGGCCGGCACATCTCGCGGCACACTCCGCGGCACGTCTCGCTCGCGGTCACGTCGTCACCGCCGCGGGCGCGAGCCGGATTCCCGCCCGGACCCTCACCTTCCGGCCGTCCACGTTCTCGGGCGTCGACTCGAATCCGCGCGACCCGAGGTCCCGCCCGAGCGTGATCTTGTTGAGCTGCTCGCTCGGCTTGATGCCGGCCCGGACGCACCACAGCTGGTACGCGGTGAACAGCTCGTCCACGGTCGCGCGGGCCTCCGGGAACACCTCGCAGCGCTCGGCGATGAACTGACCGACCACGTCCTCCTCGGACCGGTAGTCCGCGGTCGCCCGCCGGACCGCCGGCGGCGGCCCCAGTCCTCCCCGGACCACCCAGTCGGCCAGCCCCGCTAGCGACCAGTTCAGGATGCCGGGCCACTCCGCCCGGAGGACCCTGTCGTAGTGCAGGACCCGGCGATCCTCGGAGATCACCGCCGTGAACGGCACCAGCCGCAGGCGGCGCCACATACCCAGGGAGGTGTCCGAGACCGTCGGCTTGGCGTTCCCGAGGATCCACAGCTTCATCGTGGCGTCGTACTCGAAGAAGTCCTGCCGCATGTACCGCGCGCGGACCCGGGCCGAGCCGGTCAGCATCTTGAGCCGCGCGTCGTTGAACTTCGCTCGCCGCGTCTCGTCGGCCATCACCACCCGTGCGCCGCGCAGCTGGGCCAGCGCGGTGGGGTGCTCCTCCTGGGCGGTGAGGAGACCCTCGTGTGCCACCTGGCCGTAGTCGCCGAGCATCCCCACCAGCGTCTCGACGAACGCGTTCTTACCGTTCTGACCCGTGCCGTGGAGGAAGATGAACGTCTGCTCGGACACCAGACCCGTGAGCGAGTAGCCGCACATGCGACGCAGGTACGCCGCGAGCTCCGGGTCGCCGCGCGTCACCAGCTCCACGTGAGCGTCCCACGCCGGACACCGCGCGCCGGGATCGAACTCCACCGCGGCGGTCTTCGTGCACAGGTCGGCGGCCCGCGACTCGCGCAGGCACCCGGACCAGTCCACCTCGGCGGTGCTCACACCCGCGAGACTCTCACCCGCCCAGCGCTCCCACCGCTCCGAGCGGACGACCTCGCGCAGGTCCAGGGTGCCGTTCCGGGTCACGAGGATCCACGGATCGGCGTCGAGGTCGGAGACGAGGGTGGCGATCGCCGGGTCACACGCCGCGCTGTCCAGCATCGCGTTGCGCCGGGCCATCGCCTCCGACGTGACGGACCAGCGAGCGAGTCGCTGCCGGTCGTCCTGCGGCGTGGTCGGCAGCAGCGACTCGACCCGGAGGTCGTCGACGACGTCCAGGGTCAGGTGACGTACCCGGTCCAGTGCGTCCGGTGCGAGTCGACGTCCGTCCCAGACGTACCAGCGTCCCTCCTCGGGGACGAATCGCGCGACCTCGCTGTGAAGTCGGACGAACCGCCGGCCGTTCCCGGTGTCGGTGATTCCCTCGGCTCGGTTAGGCCCACGTACGTCACCGCGTTCGTCACCGCCAGCGCGCGGAGGCTCGCCAGCTCCTCCGCCACCAGCAGCGTCCCGAGCGGCGCCGTCGCGTCCCGCTCCGCCGTCTCGCCCACCACCTCCGCCGTCACCGGGACCCGCGAGCTCGACAGGGTTCGCGCCGTCTCCAGCGCCTCCGCCAGCCACCTCTGGCCGATCCTCACCCGGATCACCGATTCCCGCAGGCCCGGGTCGCGGTAGCTGACCGTCCCTCCCCGGTGCAGGAGGCTCCACCACCGCCGACCCCGCGAGCGGATCACCACCGACTCCATCACGACCGCTCGCAGCCGGCCGTCCGCTCCCAGGTAGTGCAGGATCGCCTGCTCCACCACGACTGGGTGTGCCCTCATCCTCACGTCGTCCTCCCTCTCCGCGACCACTCTCGCCGCGACCGTCCAGCCACCGCGTCGCACCCGCGCCGACACCCGGGCCCGCGTCCACCGTTCGCCAGACGCGGTCCAGCTTAAACAGCGCCTGCTCCCAGGTGAAGGGATCGTCGGGTGGCTGCTCCGACGCGTCCCACGCCCTCCGCAGCTCCAGTAGCGCGCGGTCGTAGGTCAATCCTAGCTTACGAAGTCTAAACGCCACGTCGTTGAAGTACGCGTCGCGCTGTCCCGCGACCGCGCCGCGCGCGAAGTCGTAGTCCGCGGGCCGGCCGTCCCCACCCCCGCCCGAGCCGCCGCGAGTTCCCAGCAGCCACGTGATGAGATCACCGCTCAGCGGCGTGAGCGGGCGGTCGTCCAGCGGCTCGTACCACGCCCCACTGATGTGGCGTGACGGTGGCGCGGCGACGTAGCCGCCGTCGGCCTTCACGTCGGTGCCGGGCAAGACACGGTTGCGTCCCGGGATCCTCACGCGCAGGTCCGCGGGCAGGCTGTAGATTAGATGAAGCCCACCCCCGCCGGTGCGGATGCGGTGTGTCGGCGGCAGCGTCACACCGTTCGTCCACGCCTCAAAGTCGTCCGCGACGTCCAGCCCGTCGCCGCTGCGGTCGAAGTCCAGCACCACTCGGCCCGACGCGGCACCCGTGGGATAACCCAGGTTCTTCGGTGTGCCGTCGAACCACCGCCAGACGTCCCCCTGGTCCAGGGAGGCGTCGTTGTGGCCGTGCTTGACGGCCGGGTGCTTACCCTCGCGGTGATCGGGACCGGGTACGGCACCACACTCACACGTGATCTTTCCGTCTCGCTCGACGATCCCCCAGAGGGGAAACACGGGAACCCCCAGTCCGATGAGACCGAGGGCGGCTACCAGTGCGGTCTCACGTGTGGCTCCCGTGTTCAATGCTTCCTCCTGGTCATTGGTCGAACCTCGATACTACAACGACGCCGCGGACCGACCCGGCGGCCTGACCTGGACCGATGTCCTCATCGACCGCCCACCCGCGCCGGGCTCGACCCGGTCCGTAGTAGTATGGTCCAGGTACGGCAGACCAACGAGGAAAGAGGACACCGTGGTTACCCAGACAGACACCGTCACGGAGCTGGAGCTCGCGACCCCGCAGGGCGTCGTGAACGTTCGCGGCTACGTGCTCGGCAGCTCGTCGTCGCGGCGCGACGAACACAATCACTCTCCCGGCGACCGGCCGGTGGACGAGGGCGGACGCCGGCGCTGCGCCGCGTGCCGCTGGCTCGAGACGACCATCCTGGAGGAGACGGACGTCACGCAGCCCCGGTACGTGGTTCACACCGTGGGGCGCTCCGTCATCCCGGGTGAGAGCGACCGGCCGCGACTCGTGCGGACGGACTCCGCGAGCGAGGTCGTCGAGACGCTTCACGTGTCGCGCCGGCGACTCGCGGGCGACGGTCCCGAGGAGACGTTCATCCCGCGACCGTCGCTACTCGCGCTGGCGCAGGCGGCCGACGTGGACGACGACCTGCGCGACGCCTACCGCGCCCGCCGCGTCGTCGTTATGCAGGTCGCGCGTCCGGCGGCGTAGTAGATTAGACCTTGGCCGTTTTTCCAGCAGTGCCACGGGGACCGGCCGGTGCGAGACGAGCGGTTACTTCCTCTGGTGAATCTCACCGCGCGTCGCTAGATCTCGGCCGGTCACCGCGCGAGAACCTCTCGGCTCCGGGAACACATTTACACCGAAGCCGAGGGACGTGAGTCCGGGTCACTTCCCCGTCAGACCCGGGCTCACACGGTGGGCAGGTGTAACGACTGCACGGCGACATACTCGACCGGTACGGCGCGGTCCCCCGCACACACGTCCGAGTCGAGGACACGTCGCAGGTACGAGGTTTGACTCCTCGGCCCACCTCGAGAGCTTCCGCTCACCAAGTTAAGGTGAGAGTGGCGGCTAGGAGGGCCACAGGGCCGATCACCCAGGCTAACTCCGCCCCGGCGAACTGATCAGCGACCGGGTTGTGCCGGTACCTCAGTGGGAGAGGGCCCGCCTCACGGTGGGCAGGCGGGGGTTCGAGTCCCTCCCGGCACACGACGGTAAGGCGATGCGGGTGAGTGGCACGGCTCGACCGGTGACTTAGGCGGTGCTCGTGACCCATCCTGCGGCGGTTGACTTGTCCCGCGACCGTCACCAGCTGGTCCCAGCTCGACGGTGTGCGGAAACCACATCACCGGGTTGGGACCGGCGTTTCTTTATTTACAGATGTGAGGAACGCTGGTAGTATGATCCTGTCGACACGTGTCGACACGTTCGAGGAGGAAAGAGTATGACCGGTTCACGACCGCGCGCGAAGATCGACGCGGACGACCAGCGCAAGATGTCACCGCACGAGGTGACGCTCGACCCAGACAATCCCGAGCACGAGGTGAAGGAGCGCGTCACCGCGAAGCACCACACACCGATCTCGGGTGGGATGCCCGTCACGCTGACCGGCGTTGATGAGATCCTGATCGCTGACGGCCGCGTGCTCTACCAGTGCGTGTACGCCAAGGGCTGCTATCGCACCTTCGACAACGTCACATCGGCTCGCGGCCACATGTCACGCCACAGCAGCACCCTCGAGCTGCGGCAGAAGGCGGCCGAGCTTGATCGCATCAAGGCTCAGCGCGTCGCCGCGGCCGTGAAGGGTCGCGCCACCCGGGCCGCGGGAAAGAAGACTGGCAACCGCGGAGCGCGAGCCGCGGTCACCGTCGTCGATGAGGTGACGTCACCGCCACTCAACGAGGCCGACGTCGAGTCGCTTCCCCCGGAGGAGGTCGCGCGACAGCTCGGTGGTGAACCCAACGAGTTCCAGCGACGCTTTATCGAGGCGCTTACGCGCTTCGCGAAGCTCGAGGAACGTCACGTCGCCGAGCGACGTGACGCAGTCGACGAGCTCTACGCGATCGCGGGTCAGATCGAGGCGAGCCTCGACAACGAGGAAGACGCCTCGAAGTGGCGTCGCTACGAGGCACTCATGAGGGAGCTGCAGCAGTGAAGCGACTCATCGTGGCACTCACGGTTCTGGTCGGGCTCACCGCCTGCGACCACCCCGAGAGCGGCACCGTGCTCAACAAGAGCTACACACCCGGGTACTACTACACGACGCAGACGTGTGTGGCTCACGGTAAGTACGGCTGCAGCGCGTACGCGCCGCAGCTTCAGTGGGTACCACCCGAGTGGCGCATGTGCGTCCGACCCAGTGGGCAGTCGAGCGGTAGCTCGTGCTTCGACGTCACGCAGGCCGAGTATGACTCGGTGCCGTTGGGCGGGTACTTCAACCGGCAGCACTGACTTCATCACATCTGAAGGTCGCACCTGCTAGGATCCAACCATGGACCGGTGGCCGTCACGAGTCAACCTCGGGGCGGCCACTGTCCCATTGTTGCCTACCTGAGAGACGGTGTGTAATGCGATCAGTGTTCACCGACTACACGGCCATCTGGCTGCAGACCCACCTCACCGCCGGCTGGCGGTACGCACTCGCGACCCTCGGCATCTGGTGGGTCGTGCTCGTGACGGTCTGGCCGATGCTCGTCGGCGCGGACCTCGAGGACAACGACATCGACCAGCGCTCCCCCTGGTACCTCGTCGCGGTCTACCACGTCACATGGCACGTCCGCAACGCGGTCCTCTACCTGTACGGCATGTGCCGCGACCCGCACCGCTACCTGCGCGGCTACCGTCACTCGCGGGTTGGTCGGATCCTCCTCTCACTGCGTCGCCGGGACGAGTGCGTCGTTCGCTGGTACGACCTGGGATCAGCCCTCAAGGTGGAGGCCATGCGCGCCTGACCTGGTAAGATTGGCCCTTCGACCACGAGGAATGAGGATGAGTTGCTGATCATTGTGGAGGGCCCCGACGGCGCGGGTAAGAGCACCTTCGTGAACCGGCTGCGCGCGTTTCTCCAGGCACAGCGCGAGCCACTCACCGTACTTCACGCCCGACCGCCGCAGAGCCACCCCCTGGACGAGTACGTGCTGCCACTCGTGACGTACCGGCCGGGAAAGAACCAACACATCATCTGCGACCGGTGGCACTGGGGTGAGCGAGTCTACCCACGCGTCTTCGAGCGCAGCACCCAGTGCACCGACGGCGTGCACGTGTACACCGAGATGTTTCTCCGCTCACGCGGCGCGGTCGTCGTTTACCTCGACCCGCCACTCGGACAGATGCGCAACCGGATCATCACACGCGGTGACGAGGTCGTGCGACCGGAGATGCTCGAGCGCATCATCCGCGGCTACGCCCAGGTGCGCAACCAGACACTGCTCAAGACGGTCACGATCGGTGGCTACGCCACGGGTGAGCGCGTGATGTCAGTCATCGCGGCCGCTCGCAACTCCGAGCGTGAGGTCGTTGACTTGGGCACGTATGTGACGTACGTGGGACCACCGCGACCCGAGCTGCTACTGCTCGGTGAGGTACGCAACGAGGGTAACAGCAAGGGTCCGCACACACCCGCGTTCATGCCCTATCCCGCGACGTCGGGAGCGTACCTCTACCGTCACACGCCCTACGTGGATGTGACGCGACTCGCGGGTGTCGCCAACGCCTGCGACGTCGATGACCCGGTCGCCCTCTGGAAGACACTCGCCGAGCCACGTGTGATACCACTCGGCAACGTGGCGCGTCGCCGTTGCGTGTCTCTCGGGATTCCGATCGTTCCCGTGGTGGTGCCTCATCCTCAGGCGTGGCGCCGCTTCCATCACAACGAGGGCGACGTCTACGCCCAGCTGCTTCGCGACGCTGCGAGAAGAGGTTAAGTGCGTTCACTTCACTACGGCACGGGTCAGGACGCGTATCCTCGCATCGTGAAACTGGTACTGCGCGAGGGCACAGGGCGTGCTCCGCGAGGCGAGCCGACGTACGAGCTCGGTCCCACCACCATCGTCCTCGAGTCACCCTACCGCTCGCTGCCACTGAACACGGGTCGCAGCGTCAGCGGTCGCGTCGCGGCAGCCGAGGCGATCCAACTCATCGGAGCGTTTCACGACCCACGTCTCATGCTCATGGCGTCACCCAACTTTGCGCGGTACGTTGAGCCGGACGGTGTGTTTCACGGCGCGTACGGTCAGCGAGTCGGTGACCAGCTGTCACACGTGGTGTCGAAGCTCCGGGTAGATCCCGACACACGGCAGGCAGTGGTGACCCTCTGGAATCCCGAGCTTGACAACACACTGGGCAAGAAGGACTACCCGTGCACCGTCGCGTTGGGCTTCTCGATCCAGGGGGACCGCCTACACATGACCACGGTCATGCGCTCGAACGACGTGTGGCTGGGTCTTCCCTACGACCTCTTTCAGTTCACACAGCTTCAGCTGACACTGGCTCGCGTCTTAGGTATCGCGCCGGGGACGTACACCCACACCGCGTGGTCACTTCACCTCTATGACCGTGACGTCACGGCAGCCGCCCAGTTATTCACGGCGCCGGAGCCGTTCGGTTTTCAACCCGACGGACTCGGTGTCGACGGCGAGCAGCTCATCATCGTGCAGCAGCGAGCACGTGTCATCAGTCAGGGTGAGCTCGACCTGGCCCAGACAGAGTCGGAGCGGTGGTATGGGCGACAACTCGCGCAAGTCGTGGGATGACACGTGGCTGGAGGTGGCTCGCGGTGTGGCTGCGCGGAGTCTGTGTGTACGTGCCCAGGTGGGATGTGTCATCGTGGACCCCGACAATCGGATTCTCGCGACGGGGTACAACAACCCTCCCCGAGGATTCGACCACGGTGACAGTGCTTGCGGCGCATGGTGCCTTCGAGCTCGGAGCTTACCTGATGATGTACGGGCTGACTACACTGACTGCCCGTCACTTCACGCTGAGTCGAACGCTCTCGTCACGAGTGATCATACTTCACGTCGACGCGGTACCCTCTACGTAACGAGTCACGTGTGTTACCCGTGTGGTAAGATGATCGCAAACTCGGGCATCGAGACGGTCGTCGTGCAGCCCGACACCGGCCGCTCGTACCGGCGACCGGAGGAGACGTACGCGTTCATGGAGAGGTGTGGTCTGACGGTGGTGATCTATGAGTCTCGATGACGTGCAGCTTCATCTCGTCGACGACTTCGAGACGGCGTCCGAGTTCTGGCGCTGGTGCGGCACACGTGACGCGCAGGACGGCGTGGGTGTCGACACCGAGACGACCGGCCTAATCCAGAGGAAGGATCGCGTCCGACTCGTGCAGGTCGGCGGTGCGACGCACGGCTGGGCCATTCCCTGGGAGCGCTGGTCCGGACTCTTCGAGGATTTCCTGCGTAAGTGGGATCACGCACTCATCATGCACAACGCGAAGTTCGATCATGGGATGCTCGACTTCGTGGGTGTCCCAGTTCCGACGCAGCGCATCGAGGACACGTTCGTGATGTCACACGTGCTCGAGCCCCACTACGCACACGGCCTCAAGCAGCAGTGTGAGCGTCACGTGGACGCGGTGGCGGCCGGCGCGCAGATCTCGCTCGCGAAGGCGATCGGCCCACGTGGGCAGTGGGACTGGGACACGGTGCCGATCGACTTCGGTCCCTACTGGCAGTACGCGGCGCTCGACGCGGTGCTGACTCGCCATCTCCGTGACTACCACTTACCCACGGTGAGGGCCGTCTGCCCAAAGGCCTACGAGCTCGAAATGGCTGTGACGTGGGCCGTCGAGAAGATGGAGAACTACGGTGCGTTCGTCGACCAGCCGTACGCGCGGCGCAAGTTTGACGAGTTCTCACAGTTCGTGCAGGAGACCGGCGCGTGGATCACCCAGACGTACGGTGTGAAGCCGGGTAGCAACCAGGCGATCGTCAAGCTACTCGAGGACGAGGGGCACGAGTTCACCAAGGCGACGAGGGCCGGGGCGAAGTCTCTCGACGCCGAGGTGCTCGAGGGCATCGCACACCCACTCGCCGAGGCGGTGCTGAGCTACCGTCGATTCCAGAAGATCGCGAACACATACATCCGTCACTTTCTCGACGACGTCGCGGCCGACGGCTGCATTCACCCGTCCATCAACACCCTGGGAACACGCACGGGTCGGATGTCGATGTCCGATCCCAATCTACAGAACCTGCCGCGACGCAGTGAGAGCAACCGCGCGGCCGACATCGTGCGCAACTGCGTGAAGACGCGCTACTTCGACGGTCAGCTCATCATGTGCGACTTCGGTCAGATCGAGATGCGGCTTCTCGCACACATGGCCGGTGAGAAGGCGATGATCCAAGCCTTCCTCGACGAGGGTGACTTCTTCGTCAACCTCGCGCGGCAGATCTACGACGACCCGACCATCGCGAAGAGTGACAAGCGTCGGCAGATCACGAAGAACTCGGGCTATGCGAAGATCTACGGCGCGGGAGTCGCAAAGTTCGCCCTCACCGCCGGGATCTCCGAGACGGCCGCCCGTGACTTCCTGCGTCGCTTCGACATCCTCTACCCGGGTGTCCGTGAGTTCCAGCGTCAGGTGGACGACGTCGCGTGGCGTCGGCAGAAGGAGGTGGGTTATCCCTACGCACTCTCACCGCTGACGGGTCGCCTGCAAGTCGCGGACACCAACAAGATCTACGCGCTGGTGAACTATCTCATCCAGGGAACGGCCGCCGAGGTCCTGAAGATGAAGATCGTCGAGTGTGCGGACGCCGGGTTGGACGAGTTCATGGTGGTACCGGTGCATGACGAGATCGTGCTCGACGTGCCGGGTGATCGGATCCGCGACGTCGTACATACACTCAACGGCATCATGAACGACGAGTCGCTGTTCTCCGTTCCAATCACCGCGTCAGTGTCGCACGGCGTCACGTGGGGTGCGAAGGAGGACTGGAGCGATGGGTGACACGGTGATCGGCGTCGACCCGGGTGGCACCACCGGGATCGCGGTGCTGCGTCTCGAAGGCCTGGAGTCGTTCGACTCGTACGAGCTTCGCGAGGACCAGGTGCTACTCACCCTCGAGATGGAGTTCCGCGACATCCGACGCCGGGGCTCGTACCCACTGATCGCGGTGGAGAAGTTTATCACGGGTATGCACACCGGTCGTCACACACGTCAACCCGCGGTGACGCGACTCGAGACAAACATCCAGTCGTTCGCGGTCAACACGTTCGGCACCGACTTCATGTACATCACACCGACGGCCAGTGAGGCGAAGCGCTTCACCAACGAGCACCTGCGTCACCTCGGCTGGTGGAAGTCGAAGATGGATCATGCCAACGACGCGGCGAGACACGTGCTGTTCATGCTGGTTCAGCGTCATCCCGATGTCATCGAGCGGCTGTTCCGGGACTATAAAATCTAGATCTTGCAGTTCACAGACCGAGGAGGACACGTTGGCGTACGCCGACACGCAGGACGGTGAGACCGTCGTCGTTAAGACGGACTACACCGAGAAACACCTCATTCGCTCCGTTCCCGGCGCGCGCTGGGATCCGCGCAACCACGTGTGGAGAATCCCGCTGTCGTGGGCCGCGTGTGTCACACTGCGCGGTGTGTTCGGCGAGCGTCTCACGGTCGGTGAGTCCCTGAACAAGTGGGCGTGGCGCGACCGCGAGACGCGCGTCGACCCGTCACTTCGACTTCGCAACCTCGCGCATCCCGACGCCGAGACACCCGAGTACGACTCGCGACTTCGCGACTTCCAGAGGGTGGGTGTCCACTGGCTCATCGTCGCGGGCGACGCGCTACTCGGTGACGAGATGGGAACGGGTAAGACGATCCAGGCGCTGACCGCGATGCGGCACCTCGGGGACGCGCTACCCGCGCTGGTCGTCTGTCCCAACTCAGTGAAACTTCCCTGGGCGCGTGAGGCCGCGAAGTGGTATCCCGAGTGTCACCCGTATCCTCTGATCGGCAGCACGGCCGAGCGAACGCGCGCGCTCAAGACGGCGATGACCGATCCGGCCGCGCTGATCATCATCAATATCGAGTCGGCCCGGCTGTGGAGCCGGCTGGCGCCGTACGGCGGCGTCCGGCTGACGCGCTGCAACGAGTGTGACAGGTACAACGGCACACCCGACCTCACGCCGTCTCGCTGTGAGGCTCATCCGAAGCTACTCAACGCCGTGCCGCTTCGGACGGTGATCTGCGACGAGGCACACCGCATCAAGGATCCCCACACGAAGCAGACCCGGGCGGTGTGGGCCCTCATGCACGGCCCGACCGTGCAGCGTCGGTGGGCGATGACCGGCACGCCCGTGGCGAATGGCCCGTCCGACGTCTGGTCACTCATGCACGCCGTCGAGCCCAGGGAGTACCCCACGTTCGGGCACTTCGTGGATCGCTACGGGCTGCAGGCGTACAACTCGTACGGACTGCTCGACGTCGTCGGACTTCACCCACGGACACGTGACGAGTTCTTCCGCATCTTCGACCCACGCTACCGCGCGATGCCGAAGGCACTGGTACTCGACCAGCTGCCGCCGAAGGTGCGGCAGGTGCGTCGCGTCGACATGACACCCAAGCAGGCGAAGGCATATAAGCAGCTGGCCGACCGGCTGGTGACGCGGCTCGAGGACGGTACCCTACTCGTCGCACCGAACCAGCTCGTGGCCGCGACGCGACTCTTGCAGCTGTCGTCGTCCTATTGCGAGATCGACGGTGAGGGTAACGTCAAGCTCTCCGAACCGTCACCGAAGATCGATGAGATGTGTGCGATCCTCGACGACCTGGGTGAGAAGCAGTGCGTCGTCGCGGCGCAGTCGCGACAGCTCATCAACCTCGCCGCCCGTCGCCTCGAGAAGCTCGGGATCACGCATCGTCTCATCACCGGTGAGGTCAATCAGTGGGACCGTGAGCGGAACCTCGACGCGTTTCAGAGCGGTCAGGTCCGGGTGCTTCTGTTCACGGTCGCGGCCGGCGGCACGGGCCTGACGATGACCGCGGCGGATACCATCATCTTCCTGCAGCGCTCGTGGTCGATGGTGGACAACAAGCAGGCCGAGGACCGCGTGCACCGGATCGGCAGCGAGCGCCACGAGTCGATCACAATCATCGAGGTCGTCGCCGCGAACACCATCGAGGAGAAGACGCAGATCCCACGGCTCATCGAGAAGATGGAGCGTCTCGAGGAGATCAGTCGTAGTCGCGCACTTCTCACCGGACGCGGTGAGTCCACGCTCGAGCTTGACCGTGAAGAGTCCGAGATACTAGCGAGCAACCTGGGAGCGTGATGGACATACTCGACCTGACGTCCGCGGACGTTGTGCAGTTCCGCGGCAGTCGCAACATCAGTCGCCGCGCGCTGGCGGAGGCGACGGGCATAACCGAGGGTAAGATCTGGCGCATCGAGAACAAGGGTACGATGAGCTCGGAAGAGCGTGCCGCACTCTTCGAGGTCATCACCGGTGAGCGCGTCGATCTCCCAGTGACGGCCACGCCACGCGCGCCACGACGCGAGTCGCCTGTGATGAGTGTCGTCGGTCAGGCCGGTCCACCGAGCCCAACTGCGGCCCCGCCGCGCGGCCCCGCGGTCTTGAAGCGGCGGTCTGAGCTCGTCCCGGGGTCGTCCGTAGTCCCGGTCGGTAGTATCGACTGGCGTGAACTTCGTGAACGTGCTCGGATGGCTGAGGAGGGTGACCCGCAGCCGATCCCGGTCGGTCCCGTGCGTCAGGAGGGCGTGCGCTTCTTCTCGAACTCGGAGGTCGGGACCTTCAAGGAGTGCCGCCGGAAGTGGTGGCTCGCGTGGTACCGCGGTCTCACCCTCAAGAAGGAGTCACCGCTCGGTGCCCTCGCGATCGGCAACCGGATCCACCGCGCACTCGCCGAGTGGTACGTCCCGGACATCACCGAGGCCGTCGACCCGCGCGAGGCACTCGAGCGACTCATCGTCGAGGACTGGAACGCGGTCACCGCGAACTTCGGCGAGCAGTCCTACGAACTCGCGCAGCTTCGGCAGAAGTTCGACGCGGAGGCCGACCTCGAGCGAGCGATGATCGAGGGATACGTGGAGTGGCTCGCCACCACGGGCGCGGATGAAGACATGGACATCATCGCGTCCGAGACGTACCTCGAGTCGCAACTTCACGTGAACGGCTGGGGTGACGTCGACGTTCGCATCATCGGGAAGCTCGACACGCGCTACCGCAATCGCACGACCGGCCGCGTCGGCTTCATCGATCACAAGTCCGTGGCGAACATCACGCAGCCGCGGATCATGCTTCCAATGAACGAGCAGATGCTCCACTACCTCCTCCTAGAGTTCCTCGTCTCGGAGGAGGGTGATCCGCTGTGCGACGCGGCCCTCTATAACATGCTTCGCAAGGTGAAGCGCACGGGCAACGCGAAGCCACCTTTCTACGACCGCGTGGAGGTCAATCACTCGCGCGTCGAGCTGGAGTCGTACCGCAACCGACTCGTCGGCACGATCAGTGACATTCTCGAGGTGGAGCGCGCGCTTACCCAGGGAGTGCCGCACCAGTCCGTCGCGTACCCGCGGCCGTCGAACGACTGCACGTGGAAGTGTCCCTTCGTCGCGGTGTGCCCGATGTTTGATGACGGGTCCCGCGTGGAGGACATGCTCAAGGGTTACTACCGGCAGCGTGACCCTCTCGAGTACTACGGCTACGACGCTGCCCGGGAAGAGGGGACGATTTGAGCGACAACCAGACACTGTCCATCCTACTTCACGCCCGATCGAAGGCGGGCAAGTCCACGCTCGCCTCGACCGCGCCCGGACCCATCCTCGTCATCGACGCGGAGGGCTCGTGGAAGTTCATCGGCACCAAGGGTCACGGTGGTGAACCTATCCACAAGATTCTCTGGGATCCGAACCGCGACGCACCGCCGCGCTACGACGGAACGTGGGACGTGTGCTGTGTCTCGGTGACCGACTGGAACACACTGAGCCGCGTGTATCAGTGGCTCCTGAGCGCGCCGCACGACTTCCGCTCCATTGTGCTGGACTCGATCTCCGAGCTCCAGCGTCGACTCAAGGCCAACCTCGTCGGCACCGAGCAGATGAAGATCCAGGACTGGGGTTCACTTCTCACTCGCATGGACGCGATGATTCGTGGGTTCCGTGACCTGACACTTCTCGCACCTCCGTTCGGGGTGCAGGTTGCCGTGTTCATCGCGGAGAGTCGCGACGACAAGGGTGTCCTGGGTCCCTACATGCAGGGCCAGATCAGCGTGTCACTGCCCTACTGGATCGATGTGGTAGGGTACCTCTACGTCGACTTCGAGCTGGATCCGAACGGGCAGCCGCTCGGCAAGATCCGACGACTTCTCGTCGGTCCTCACCCGCAGTACGTCACGGGTGAGCGGGTCCAGGGAGTTCTTGGCGACGTCATCGACAAACCCAACATCACACACATGCTCACAACCATCTACTCGGACGCGGGCATCAGAGAGAGTCTGGAGAACACACATGAGTCAGGTCAACTGGCTGGATCTGAAGAAGGAAGCGGACGAGGCGACGAAGCCGGCGACGCCGGGTGAGTACGTTGCCATCTGCGTGAAGTCCGAGGTGAAGCAGGCCCAGTCCTCCGGCGCCGACATGATCGTCGTGCAGCTTGAGATCGACGAGGGACCCGCGAAGGGTAAGATGCTCTTCAACAACATCGTGCTCACACCGGACAACGCGTTCGCGCTGATGATGTTCTTCAAGAAGCTCGCCGCGTTCGGCGTGGACGACAACGTCCTCGCGCAGCAGCCGTCGATCCAGCAGATCGCGGAGATGCTCAAGGGACGTCGGGTCATCTGCGTCGTCGGCATCCGGACGTGGCAGGGTGCGGACCGCAACGAGGTCAACGAGTATCGGCCGCTCGCGGCCGGCATGAGCGCACCGATCATCGGACAGGGACTTGGTGCTCCCGCGAACATCCCGATCGCGTCGGTGCCGGCGCTCGCACCCGTCGGAAGCCCGCCCGCGGTTCCCGCGTTCTGAGGACGTAGGCCAACGGTCACGGGTCGGTCGACTTGATACGATTTAGTCGACCGACCCGGTCCGCGATCAAGGAAGAGGAGCAAGAGTGATTATTGGCTATGGTAAGATCGGTCGCTCGATGCCACTCACACTCGAGAAGTGTGGCAACCTCGGCGGAGACGTCGAAATGGTGGCGATCATTAAGCGACTGGCGCTGCGACACCCCCGGGACACGTTCGTGTTGCTGGGCCGCAACTCGGGCGAAACACCCAGGGAGGCGGGACTACCCAGTAACGTACTCAACCCGTGGGTGCGAGGAGAGATGTGGCACGAGCAGCTCCGCGAGGGGATGTCACGTCACGGGATCAAGGACGGGCCACTGACGCCCGACAAGCACACCATCCTCGCGAAGATCTTCAACGACATCACGGGTGACATGTTCGACTCACTCGGCGGTCTCGTCCTCTGGGTTGGCCAACACGGCACGACGAACCTGTCACTGCCCGGCATCCGCGAGCTCGGCACCCTGACGAAGCCGCAAGACTGGTGCGCGTACTACTCGGCGTTCCTGCTCCAGGGAACGAACCGGTGGCGCGATCCCGACCCGATGAATCGCGAGGAGATCTACCTCAACGCGGACGCGCGGAACCATCACAAGATGCGCGACCTCAAGTGGCCCCTACGCTTCCCGGTGCTGGGCCAGTTCAACTCAACGAAGGTCATTCAGCACGAGCGCTACGGCGACACCCGGGCACCCAGTGAGCTCGGCTGGGGTGACATCGCGGGATGCCGGGACAACCCGTTCCTCTGGAACTCACTGTGCTACACCACGTACGCGCGACTCGAGATCAACGGTCTCTACCCGGGCACACCGTTCGGTGACCTCATCTCGTACAGTGGTGACTGGGAACGTCCCGGGAACTTCGGTCTCTTCATCAACGAGGCCGGCGCGCTGGGTCGTCCCGACCTGCGACGCGTCAACGTCGCTCGCGAGTGGATCACACCGCTCAATCCATACTTCATGCACGGCACGTGGTCCAGCGGGTCGCAGGAGTTGCTGGGTCGCAGCGTTCATCCCGCACCCTGGGACAAGTACTACACACATCTTCACGCGGTGCGCTGCACACTGACGACCCCGTCGTCGTGCTCCGGCTGGGCGACCGCGAAGCCGTGGGAGGCGTTCGCCGCGGGAACGGTGTGCTTCTTCCATCCCGAGTACGACACACAAGACCACATCTTGGGTGACGCGAGTGAGACACTTCGCGACTGGCTGCGTGTGAAGGATCCCGACTCACTACGCAAGCGTGTCGAGCACCTCGGCACCGAGGCCGGTCGCGCGGACTGGGAGTGGCTGGTGTCGATGCAGCGTCAGCACTTCGACGCGGCACTGCGAGAGGAGCGCTACATGAAGATGATCGAGCGTCGCCTGTTCGGGGCACGCGCGTGAGGCGCGCGCTCGTTTCCACGACGATCCACACACCGTCGTATCACTCGTGGACGTCGCAGCTGAGCCCGGACACCGACGTTGTCATCATCGTCGGTGACACCAAGACGGATCACGGTGTGGTGCAGGACAACGTCCGGCGGTGGTGGGAGGGTGAGTTCCGCTACGTTCACCCGGGTGATCGTAGGTGGGCGTCTGCGGACGCGCTGCCGTACAACTCCATCCAGCGACGAAGCCTCGGCTTCATCGAGGCTTTCACCGCGGGCGTGGATTACATCATTACCGTGGATGATGACAACTTCGCGCGACCCAGACACGTCACCATGCTCGACGAACTCTTCGACTCATCGGGTGTGTTTGGAAGTGTCGTCAATACCAAGACCAGGTGGTTCAACCCGGGTGTCCTCTGCGAGCCGACGGTGCGTCACCGCGGACTGCCGCGCTCGCAGTTCGGCGTGCCCCACGTCGTCGAGAGTGTCACACATAAGCGCGTTATCCTCGGGGTCGTCGCCTCCCTCTGGGTAGGTGATCCCGACGTTGACGCGGTGGAGCGCATGTGTCACGATCCCGAGGTGCAGGTCGTCACCAACTCGATGATCACAGACCTACGAACGTGGGCACCGTTCAACTCGCAGGCGACGGCGTTCCGCGCCAGCCTCACACCCGCGATGCTCATGCTGCCTCACGTTGGTCGCTACGACGACATCTGGGCTAGCTACGTGACCCGCGTGGTGATGGATCAGCTTGGTCTTCACGTGGCGTACGGCAAGCCCTACGTCACGCAGCGACGGAATCCCCACGACACCATGCGCGACCTCCTTGACGAGATGCACGGGATGCGCTACACCGACGTCGTCATCGACGAGCTGCGTCGGGTAGCCGACGAGCTCAGTCAGCGACCCGGCGCGTCGGTCCTCGAGATGGTGAAGATCATCTACGCGAGTCTCGCCGAGCTGGACTGCTTTCACTTCAACACACGTCGTGTGATGAAGGTGTGGCTTCAAGACATGGAGAAGATATGCAACGAGCACTCGTAACGGGTGCCGCCGGCTTCGTCGGACGACACGTCACGCAGGCACTCGGCAACCTCGGCTACGAGTTGATCCTCAGTGACGTCGAGCCGATGACCACGGTGCCTCAGATCAAGCCGTTCATCGGCTCACAGCACGTGACGTTCTGGGGTGACGCGCACGGCATCTTCGCGAGTCCCCAAGAGAAGCAGTGGGAGGACATCGCCCTCGTCGTGCACTGCGCGGCCGCGGGTCCCAACCGACTGGCCATCGATACCGAGTACGAGAACTTCGCGTACAACGTGGCACTCGACGCGGCGATGTTCCGGTGGGCCATGAAGACACGACCACGCCGGGTGATCTACCTCTCGTCGTCCGCCGTGTATCCTCCGTACCTGCAGAACCACCGCAAGTACGACCTCACCGAGAACATGGTGGACCCGGACGCGGCCGAGGAACCGGACAGCGTGTATGGCTGGACGAAGCTCACCGGTGAGCGACTCGCGTGGCAGGCACAACGTGCCGGTCTTAACGTCACCGTGGTGCGACCGTTCTCCGGCTATGGTGAGGACCAGTCGGAGGAGTTCCCGTTTCGCGCACTCGTTGAGCGAGCTCGTCGACGTGCGGATCCGTTCCACATCTGGGGATCGGGTCGGCAGGTGCGCGACTGGATACACATCACCGATGTGGTCGCGGCCATGCTCGCAGTCGCGAGCTTCGGTGTGAATCAGCCCGTCAACATCTGCACGGGACGCGGTCTCACCGTCACCGAGATCGCTCAGCTCGCGTGTGACGTGATCGGCTACCGACCCGTCTTCGCGTATCAGCCGAACATGCCCGGCGGAGTGCTGCGGCGAGTCGGTGATCCGCGCAGCATGTTCCGCTACTACCGTCCCATCATTCAGGTGGAGGACGTCATCAAGCAGATGCTCCAGGAGGAGGTGTAGTGCTACCGAAGCTAGAAGATCTCTTTGAGGCACAGCTCGCCTTTCAGGAGAGACTGGGTCACGATCTTCCCGCGATGACACCGGACACGCGGCTGCGGTACATCCGGGACTGCACACTGGCCTGCGTCAGCGAGCTCATGGAGGCGCTGGACGAGACCGGGTGGAAACCCTGGGCAACGTCACGTCACGTGCACGAGGACAAGTTCTTCGCCGAGCTGCGCGACGCGTGGCAGTTCCTGACAAACCTGATGTTCGCCGCGCGACCCGACCTCGGCCCGGCGGGACTGGCCGAGCTTCTCGAGATCTCTCTGTACCAGAAGCTCGAGATCAACCACGCGCGAGCGGCCACCGGCTACGACGGTGTCTCGGGCAAGTGCGAGGCGTGTCACCGCGCACTGGACGACCCGAGTGTCGACTGCGCCGGGCCGGCGGACGCGTGCGGTGAACGAGAAATCATCGTAGTAAGGTAGTCTGGTGAGAGCCGTTGACGTCATGGGTTTCGCGGGTGGGTTCACCCTCGGCATGGTCCAGGCCGGCTTCGAGCTCGTCGCTAAGAAGGAGATGCCGGGAGGCTTCGGAGTCGCGAACTGCGAGGCCAACCGGCATCTTCTCGGCGACGGCTGGCAGGCGCAGGTCAGTGAACCCGAGGACTGGGCACCTCACGAGGCCGAGGTGGTGTTCGGGAACCCACCGTGCTCTGGGTTCTCCGTCATGTCGGCGAAGCAGTTCCGCGGCGCGGACTCTCCGATCAACCACTGCATGTGGGCGTTTGCCAACTACGTTACCCGGGCACTGCCACCGGTGGCGGTGTTTGAGTCGGTTCAGATGGCCCGTACACGTCCCGATGGCCTGGACCTGATGCGTCGACTACGGAACTACGTCGAGCAGTTCTCGGGACGACGGTGGGATCTGTACCACGTGCGACACAACGCCCTCTCCCTGGGTGGCTGCTCCATGCGACGACGTTACTTCTTCGTGCTGTCGCAGGTGCCGTTCGGCGTGGAGATCCCGCGGGTGCGCTCAACACCCACGCTCAACGAGGCGATCGGCGATCTCGCGTCGCTCAGTCTCACGTGGCACCAGCAACCCTACCGCTCACCCGCCTCCCACTGGGCAACACCACGTCGCTCCGTGACCGGTTCGGTGGACGGACACACCGCGATCAGCAATCCACTCACCACTCGCATCGCCGACCTCATGAGTGCGGTTGGCTGGCGGCCGGGTGAGTCGATCTCGGAGGTGTGCCGGCGCTACCACGAGCGACACGGTCGGCTTCCAGACTCGTTCCGCGCCACGGCCGACAAGATCGTGCTGAATAACTTCAACATGGGTTTCACCACACCCATCCGGTGGAACGGTGACAACCCGGCGAGAGTGATCACGGGCGGTTCGCTGCTGACCTGCATTCACCCGACCGAGGAGCGCACACTCACGCACCGCGAGGCCGCGCGCATCATGGGCTTTCCCGACGACTGGCGGCTCTGGCCGCTTCGCAATCAGTCGGGTCTTCTCATGACACACGGTAAGGGCATCACAGTCGACTGCGGTCGGTGGATCGGTCGATGGGTGCGCGCGGCCGTCCAGGGAGAGCCCGGTAGTCACACCGGTGAGGTCATCGGCGACCGTGAGTATGACATCGACGTCACCCACTCACACCGCTTACCCTACCTGGTAGGGTAGACACGACTCAGGAACCACATACAGGAGGACATCATGGGTGAGCCCGAACAGCCCGCGGAGGGCACGGACACCGCCGGCACCACGGACAAGAGCAAGGGTCGGCCGCGTCCCGCGGAGACGATCGAGCGGGACGAGAAGGTGCTCGCGTACCTCAGCGATCAGAAGGACGAGGCCGGCGCACCCGTCGGCAAGACCCGCGACGAGATCGCCGGCGCGCTGGAGATGCCCGGCAAGCAGGTGTACCTCTCGCTCTACCGCCTCAGCCGGGGCGGCCAGATCGTGAAGGGCACCGTGGGCGGCGGTCATCACTGGTCCGTCGTGACCGTGGCCGAGCCCGTTCCCGCGGCCTAGCCGCCGAGTCACGGGGGTGACGGCGGAGAGCGGAGCCGAGTTCCGGATCGGTCTCGGAGATGTGTATGGTGAGGTGACACGTCTTCGCTCCGGCTACGACCGGCTCGACGGCAAGATCGACATGATCATGAGCAACATGACACTTCGGCTCGAGCAGGTGGTGCAGGCGCAGGCCACCGAGCGAACGGAGCGAGAGAAGCTCGCGGCACGTCAGGATCGTCTCGATGACCGTCTCGATGAGATCGATCGTCGGCCCGTCGTCACACCGCGCGCGATGTGGACCGGCCTCGCCGTCATCTTCACCGCCATGGGAACGCTCATCGCACTTCTCAATGTCATTACACGG